AAGAAAAACAAAAAATAATAAAACAAAATAAAAAAGAAATAGAAACCTTTCAAATGAATGAAAATTTAAGAGAAGAATTAAGAAAACAAATTAAAGAAAATAAAAAATTAACTAAAAAATTAAAAAAATCAAGAAAACATAAAGAATCTAATAATGATTTATTATATACTTTAATTATTGTTGGTCTTCTAATTATTATTCTTATTAGAAATAAATAAAAATATTTTTAATATTATTTATTTAAATAAATAATAAAAAAATTATTGTTTTATTAATTCTTTATATTGTGTATTATAAAAATTAATTGATTCTTCAAAACCTTTTTTAAAAAATTCTTTTAAATCATTAAATTTAGTATTTAATTCATTTTTTAATTCATTTTTTAATTCATTTTTTAAATTATCTAATTTATTATTTAATATATTTATTTGTTCTTTAATCTCTTTTATATCATTAGAAATATTATTATTTTTTTCATTATTATTAATTATATCTTTTATATTTGAATTTGATGTTATAATTTGTATATTATTTTCTTTTTTATTATTTTTTTCATTATAATCTTTATCATTATAATCTTCATCATTATAATTTTCATCACTATAATCTTCATCAATATAATCTTCATCACTATCATTTTCATCACTATAATATTCATAACTTTCATCATTATAATCTTCATCATTACTACTAACTATAAAACCTTCTAAATTTTTCTTATTTTTCTTATATTTTTTCTTAAAATTATTAGTAATATTAATTTGTTTTATATTTTTTCCATTATAAATTTTTATATTACTATCAAAATTTTTATTATCTTTAAATATAATTTTAATATAAATGGTAATAATATTTTTTAATAACTCACAACATTTATTAAATACATTATCAGTTATATTATTTTTATAAATTGTATTAAAAGCAACATATAATGAAAAATTAGTATTATTTTTAACTTTTGTTTTATCTAATTTATTTTGTAGATTAGTTTTCATTTTATTTTTATTTTTTAATATTTTTTGTACTTTATATTTATCTTTTTTTAGATCTTTAATTATTGAATCTCTAAAATTACATATTTCTTCTTTTGTAATATTATATAATTGAAAACCAACAACACCTATTGCATTTTCACCATAATATTTATCTTTTATTCTACCATATTCACCAGTAAATAATTGATTAACACGAGGATTATCATTTAAATTATAATTTTTTACATTATATTTACCAGAAACAGATAAAAATAAAAAACTAATTTTATTATTATTTAATAAATTAAAATAATTAATAAAATTATTTTGTATATTTTTATTTTGTTGAAAATAAATATTAAATTGTTGTTCAATAAATTCTGATGAATATCTTATTTTTTTATTAGAACTATTAATTACTTCTTCTCTTTTTCTTTTGCTCATATTATTTTTAAAAATAATATAATTTTTAATAAACTTTTATTTTAAATATTAAATAAAAAATATTCAATTTTTTAAATAATTAAAAAAAATTATTCATTTAAAATATCATCAAAATTATTTAACATTTTAGACCAATCAATATATAAATAATTTTTATTATATTTTAATATTAATTTATCTGATTGTAATTTTAACATTTTTATTAAATATTTTCTGCATTCTTTCCAATTATAATTTATATCCATATAATTTAATGGTATTTCAAATATTATAAATTTATTTGTTTTATAATTATTTTTCATATCATTTAAACAAATTGAAAATATTTTATTATATAATTGTTGTTTTAATCGATTTTTTATTAAATTTTGTTGTTCTATATTATCAACTATATTTTGAAATTGTTGTTTTACTTGTGCAGTTTTAAATCTATTATCAAAATTATCTTCAATATCATTTATATTACCACTTCTTAATAAATCTGAATAACTAATATTTGTCATATCAACGTTTGATAATTTTGATAATGATATATTATTAAAATTATTTCGTTTCATTATAAAATATATTATATAAATAATAAATATATTTATATGTCTAATAATACAAATAATAAAATTTTTATTCCTTATTATATTAGTAAAGGTAAAAGAATTAATAAATTAGTTTTATCTGGTGGTAGTACAAAAGGGATTGCATATATTGGTATTATTAAAGGATTGGAGGAATATAATATTATAAATAATATTAAAACATTTTGTGGGACATCAATTGGTGCAATATTTTCATTTATATTAAATATTGGTTTTACTTATAATGAAATGACAAAAATTGTATTAGATTTAGATATATCAAAATTATGTGAAATAAAAACTTTTAATGATTATGGTTTTGATGATGGAATGAAAATTATTAATTTTATTAAATCATTAATGGATAAAAAGAAAATTAAATATGATATTACATTTAAAGAACTTTTTGATTTAACAAATAAAAAATTAATTATTTGTGTTTGTAATTTAACATTAAAAAAATCTGAATATTTTAATTATAAAAATAGTCCTAATATGAAAATTTTAACAGCTTTAAGAATGTCATTTAGTATACCAATTTTATTTTGTCCAATTAAATATAATGAATATTATTATATTGATGGTGGATTAATGAATAATTTACCTTATAATATATTTAAAAATCAAAATAAAGTTTTATGTATAAATATTAATAATGATATTAATATAGATTGTTTAGAAAATTATTTGTATTCTATTATAGATTTAATTTCTAGTAATAAAATTGATATAAAAAATAAAAATATAATAAATTTAAATTTAAATATAAATATTTCTAATTTTAATATAAATAATGAAAATAAATTATTTATGATAAATTATGGATATATAAATTTTTTTAATTGGATTAATTTAATATAAAAAATTTTTATATTGTTAAAATATATAAAAATAAGACTTATATAGAAAAAAATGACTGACTATAAAGAATATCAGAAAAAAATTAATGAATTATGCATTTCTATTTTATCTAAATTTGTAAGTCATCCACATTTTAATGAATGTAAAGGTGAAGATTTTGATAAAATTAAAGATTTAGTTAATTATATGGCTGGTGGTGATTTAGTTGATGATTTAAAAAATTTTGATCCAAGGAATTTAAGACATGTAGGAGAACAACGACCAAAACAACCTGAACCTAATCAATTTGTAACAGAAATGAAAGATATTAAACAAAATTTAAATAAAGTAACTCCTACAGAAACTAAAAATTACCCAGTAGTTACTGAAGATGATAAAGTTATTTCATCTGAACAATACAAACCTAAAATTGAAGTAAGTGATTCGATTGATTATAGAAAATGTTTTGATTTTAAAAAATTCTTTAAGAAATTGAATAGTGATATTTTTAATGGAACAACTGATGATAAAGTATCTGATATTGTATTAAATGGATTAACATCTAATGATAAATTTAAATTATTCTTAGGTGGTCGCGATCCAATTCAATTACCTGATAATATTTATAAATTATGGGAAGATAATAATATTACAATTATTGAATATTCTAAATCAGGTATTGTAAATTATCAATATTTAAAATATATTTTTATTAAGAAATATCCCGAATATAGAAATAAAAAGAAAATTGAAGATGATGTTAAAAATAATAAAGATGCTATGGCTAAATATATTAAATGGATTTATGAAACTTATAATTTCTCACAAATGAAAAAATTCATTGGTTCAACTGCTTCATTGTTTAATTATGATACAGCTACTTCTGAAGAACCTACTGATAGTAAATTAAAAGAATTATTTTCATTCTATTTATTAAAAGATTTCTTTAAAAGAAATAATAATGAATATCTTAAAAAAGATTTATATAAAAATGTTGAATATAAACCATTAACTAATAAACAAATTATTCCATTAAGATTATTACATGGTTCAGTTAAACCAGATATTCATTTTGATAAAATGATTGCTGATAGATATACTAATTCATCTAAATCATTTACTCCTAATGATTTGACCAATCTTTTGGGTATGATGAATTTCCAAGAAAAACTTAAAAATCAAGTTGGTGGTGGTCAATATGGTGGTTCTCATTTATATGAACATATTTTTGAGAATTTACAAAATAAATTAGCTGGATATAAGATTAAAATTAATCATAATGATGAAGCTGAAATTAATAAATATATTCATGATTTAGCAGATAATGAAAAGAAAATTGTTGATTCATTAGATACTATTAAGAAATTTACTTATAGTAAAAATATTGGTGATTATAAAGGTAATGAAGTTTCTGTTGATGATATGTATAATGAAATTATTAAAACTAGAAAAGATAGTGCAGATAAAGAAGATAAATTAATGGGTTTCATTACTAAACTTAATAGATGGATTAAAGAACATTTTAATGAATAAATATTAATTTATTTTGATATAATATAATTATTTATTTAAATAAATAATATATAATATATTAATTAATGGCATTAGTTCAAATTGTATCAAATACAGGTCAAGAAGATTATTTTTTAACTAATGACCCACAAATAACATTATTTAAATGTGTTTATAGAAGAAATACAATATTTAGTATGTTTACTATTCCACAATATTTTAATACTAAAGTTGATTTTGGTCATAAATATAATTGTCAAATTATGAATAATGGAGATTTAGTATGTAGTGCAACATTATTAATTACATTACCAAGTATTCCACAATTATATAATTTAGATCAAACAGTTAATGAATATGTTAAATTTGCTTGGGTTAGAAAAATAGGTTTTGCTATTATACAAGAAATTTCATTTAATATTGATAATATGGAAATTGAAAGACATACTGGTGAATGGTTAAATATTTGGTATCAATTAACTAAACCATCAGATGATTATGATGAAATGATTGGTAATATTGAAAAATTATATAAATATGATAAAACTAAAGATGAATTTACATTATTAATTCCTATTCCTTTTTGGTTTAGTAAATCACCAAGTAATGCATTACCTTTATGTTGTTTAAAAAATCATAAAATAAATATTACATTACAATTAGAAGATTTTGAAAAATGTTATAAAATAACTCCAACACATTATATATTAATGGAAAATTATAATTGTCAATTTAAAGAAGATGAATATATTGTACAAAATATTAATGGTGAAGAAATAGTTGGACAATTTAATTTTTTTGATTCTACTAATAAAAGATTATATTATTCTCAAATTTCTAAAGCATTATTTAAAATGCCTAATTATGATGATAATATTGAAGAATATTATATTAAAGGTTTAACATCTAATTATTTTGCATTACCACATATTAAAAAAGAAGATGATGAAGATATTGATGAAAATAAATATTCAATTGTTTATAAATATCGAGATTTAACAAATATAAATATTAGTGAATGTTATATGATTATTGATTATATTGCATTAGAAGAAGATGAAAAAATAAGATTTTATAAAAATTCCCATCAATATTTAGTTGAACAAATAAATGAAACAACAACAACAACATTTTCATCAAAATATTCAACTTGTAAATTAAATGTTGATAATCCAGTAAAATATTTAGTTTGGTTTTGTTATCAAAATAATTTAAATGAATTATATAATAATGATAAATTTAATTATACTAATTCTTATCAATATTATGATATATTATATGATAAAATAAATTATAAAGATAATTTTACTGAAGATATTATATTAAATAATGAAACATATACTTTACAATATAATTATAATAATAATCCAATATTAAATAATAAATATAATAATAATCAAGTTGGAGAAAGTTTAATAAAATATGATAAATTATTATTTAATGGTGTTGAACGAATTAATGAAAGTGATAAATATTTTAATATTATTCAATCTTTAGAATATTTTTATAATAAACCACAAAAAGGATTACATATTTATACTTTTGCATTATATCCTTTAGATAATCAACCATCTGGAACTTGTAATATGCATAAAATAGATAATGTACAATTAGATTTAATATTAGATGATTGTATTAATTTAAATAATACAGCAACTTTTAAATGTTATTCAGTATCTTATAATGTATTACGAGTTTATGCAGGATATGGAAAATTAGTTTTTGTTAATTAAATTAAATTATTTAAATAATTTATATATATAAATTAATTATGAATAATAAGGAAGAATTTATTAATTATATAAATAATATTTATAAACAAAATTTAGATAATATTAATACAATTCAATCAATAATTAATTATCATAAAAATAATAAAATAAATATTGATTGGTTAGATGATAATAATATTATATTTAATATATCAAGAAGATCAGATATAATTGATTCAATTAAACAATTAATAAAAAATAATTTTTATAATTATGATGAATATGTTAAATTATCTAAAAAATTTATTTTTTCATTTATTAAGAATTATAAACCTATAAAAGATACATTATTAAATTATCAAATCAAATATATTATATCCAATATGCCATTACATTTATTAGAAATAGAAAAAATTTATGATTTAAAAGATTTTGAAAGATTACAAAAAGAAGAAGGAAAAATTAAATATAAAGATTATAATAGTATGACTATTACAAAAGGTTTTAATAGTGTTTTTATATTTTATTCTTATATATGTTATTTTAAATGTGCAATAAATTGTATAATTCATCATCCAATGTTTAAATATTTTTTTAATATTAATACTGATAGTTTAAAAGGTGGAAATATAAATAAATTAATAAATAAACAATATTATTCATTATATAATTTTTATCAAATTGGTGGAAATGAATTATGGAATAAATTAAATGATAATAATATTATAGAAATAATAGAATTTTATAATATATTAACTAATCATAAATATTTAATTGGAACACCTGGAATTAAATATTACCCTCATCAAATATTACAAGAATTATTATTTTTTATTAATAATGATTTTTCACAATATTTATATTGTAATTATCAATATGTTAAAGTGATTGATTATTTATATGATAATATAGATATGAATGATAAAATTATTGAATTATTAAATGATTGCCAAAATAATAGTTTATTTATTGCACCAATTATTGATAATCCATTAGATAGTTATGAAATTAATATTATTAAAAATAATCATTTAAATTATCAAAAAGATTTATTAAATAGAACTAATAATAAATTAAATAATACAAAAATATATCATTATAATTATATTGTAAATGATTATTATTTACAATCATTTTGTATTATTGAAAATATACCTAATAAATATTTAACTTTTCATTGTGTATATATTCAATTAATTTATGATGATAATTATAATGTAATTGATAAAATAAGATATGACCATATAAAAGCAAGATATAATAATTTTAATATGAGAAAATATAAATATATGAAAATTGAATATAATAATTTATTTAATGATAATGGAATAAATGATTATTATGATGGAAATAATAATTATAAAATTTGTTTATTATGTTATATAAAAAAATAATTAAATTAAATTATTTAAATAATTTAAATAAAAAAAATATCTTAATTCATTTCATTTAAATCAATTAATTTATAATGAGGATTTAATATTTTTTCAGTATTTATAACTAATTCTTTCATTTCATTATACCATTTAATTAAATTATTAGTTATTGTTTTAATTTTATCATATAATTCTTTATTATCTTTATCTTGATTTTTATTAATTTCTAATAAATATGATTGAATTGATAAAAATGTATCATTCATTCCTTGACCTAATGTTTGATAATATTCTAAAATAATATTTTTACCAAACATTTCATCATATATTACATATAATTTATCTTTAATAATATTTAATTCTTTATTAATCCAATAATTAGTTTGTTCTTCATCTGTTGAATAATCAATATCAAAAATACGATAAATATTTTTTTCTATTATAAACTTTTTTAATATTTCAATAATTTTATCATTTAATCCTCTTGTATTATTATTATATACATAATCTTTTATTTCATTATGTTTTCTAAAATATATTTTAACATTATTAAATAATTCATTATCATAATTTGATAAAACAACTTTATTTAATTGTAAAAATATTGTTGAATCTAATGCATCACATTTTATATCTGAAAAATCCATTTTTTTACCCATTGATTCTAAATAATTTGCTAATAAATCATTATGAACAAATTTTTTATCTAATTTTTGTCCAGTTATATAATCATAACATTCATGACATTTTATACAAAACATCTGATTACAACCTTTCCATCTATGTATCATTTCTTTACAATTAGGGCATGGTTTACTATCTTTAATAATAAATTGGTAATCTTCATAATCATTCCTATTACAAGAAATAATATATTTATTATTTTCATTTGGAATAAAAGGTTTTAAATGTAAACTATTTCTAATATCATTTAATTCTTTAATTCCTTCTTCATTAAATACATGAATATAATTTTTTGGATGATCAGGAGATATTTTATTATTTTTATCAAATAATAAATCTTTTTCTTTATCATATTGTTCATGTTCATATAAAAATTTAGAACATTGTACACAACATAAATTATTACAATTATTACATCTATGAGTATATTTATTTATTAGCCCTAAACATTCTTGTTTTGGACAAGGAGAAAAAACATTATATTCTTCATCTTTTTTTTCATTAACTCCAGTATCATTTAATAATTTAGCATTATAAATAATTTCTGATGCAAGTTTTACAAAAGTTTTTTTATTATTAATTATTTTATTATTTAATTCTTTATCAATTTCTTTTCCTTCATTATAATATATATCTAAATCTTTTGATATTTCATTTATTAATGTTAAACATACATCATTAAATTTTTTATGTAATTCTTGCCAATTATTATAATATATTACATTCTTTTCAACTGAATTTATAATATCATTAATATCATTCATTGAAATACTACAATTATATTCTTCATCCCTATTAGCAAGTAATGTAATATTTTCTTTTTTTGTTTCAATATATTTATTAAACATTTCTTTAGAACATTCAATTGAATTCATATTACCTTTTTCATAAAATAATATTTTATTTTTAAAATTTTTAACAAATTCTTCATAAATTGATTTATCAATTGTTTTATCTGTTAATTCTTTATATGTTTCTGGATTATTCTTTTTTATAAATTCATTAAAATTATCCTTATCATTTTGTAATACTTTTAATACTTCAACATAATTTAATAATTGTTTACAATTTGGACAATTAAAATGATATGTAACATTATTAGTCATATAATTAACCATAAAACATTTTGAACATATTTGACAATTACAATGTTTAATAATTGGTTTATTATCTTTTGTTTTAATTGTATTATCTTCATACATATTAAAACATTGTATTATATTATCTTTAGATAATGTATTACAACAAATAGAACAAATATAACTCATTTTTATATTAATATAAAAATAACAAAAAAAAATGTTTTTTATTATTAATAAAATATATTATTTTTTTTCAATTTTTTTATTTTTAATCTAAATAAAATTTATGATGTTCTATTAATAATGTTGAATCATGAAGAATATTATTAAATGTTTCTTCATTAAGTTTAATTTTTTTTATATTATAAATATTATGAAGCATTAATGTATCATCATAAGGCGATAATACAAGTTCAAGTATATTTAATTTTAAATTTTGAAAATTTATATGTTTCATAATATATTTACGATTCATATAATTAATATTAAATTGAAGAAAAATTTCTTTTATTGAATGAAATTTAATTATTAAATTTATTATTTTTTGTAAATTATTTAAATCTTCTTTATTATCTAATTTAATATATAATCTATTTATAGTTAATGATTTTAAATATTCAATTGGATAATTATTAAATTGTAAAATATTACTTCCACCAAAAATTTTTAATTTATTAATTTTATAATCATTAAATATTATAAATACTGGATTTGATATTTCTAAACATTCAATATTATGTTGTAATATTATATTATTACATTTAATATAATGAATATTAAAAATATATTTTTCAGTATTAATATTATTTTTAATAATAATATTATTACATATAATTCCAATTAATGTATTTTTATATTGAAATTTATTTAAATCTAATATAAGATTATTACATATAATAGTAAAAGTTTCATATTGATTATTATATTTTAAATTATTATATTTTAAATTATTTAATAAATTATCATTTAATAAAACATAATCACGATATAAAAAAATGAAATTTCTTTATAATTATAAAGTTATTTCAATTTTTTTATACATACAACTTTATATTAATTTAATAATTAATATAATGTTAATCTATGAGTTCTTTAACATAGATATAGTTTTTCTTCCATAATGTCCTAATAATATTTTTTCTTTTTTATTATTATTATTTATTATATGTTCTGATAATTTAATTATATTCAAACAAGAATTTAAATCTCTAGTAAATATTTGTGATTTAAATGTTATATTCTGTTCTTTTAAACATTTAACATTTTTATCATAATATTTATAATGATATTGTGTTCTTGTTTTACAATCTTTACATATTAATAATCTAAATTTATCTTTATAATGTTCTAACTTATTTCCACATTTACAACATAATTTACTAGTATTATATTCATCTACTAAATAACTTTCATAATATTTACTTAATTTTTTCTTTATTCCTTTACAAGTTGAAGTTTCTCCGGTTCTATAACCTTGTTCATCACTCCAATCACCAAATATTAAAATCAAATTATTACCAAATTTATTTTTTATATTATTAACTAATTTATTTTCACTTTGTATTTTCTTTTGATATATTTCCATTTTTAATCTTCTAAATTTATTATTATTATAAAAACTAAATAATTTATCAAAATATTTATATTTGTTTTCTAACCATAATTTAAAATTATTATAATAATTAGTTTTAGAATTAAAGGAAGATAAATAAGTTTCTATTTCTCTTATTTCTTCTGATTTTATTTTATTTATAAAATTATTTCTTTTTAATATTCCACTTTCATATTTTCTTTGATGAATAGTATAACGTAATTTATCATAACCATCACTCATATATAATATATTATATTTTCCAGGATCTATTCCAATAATTTTTTTATCTTTTAAATTATTTAATTCTTCTTTTTTAAGTTTATTTAGATAAATTAAATCATTATCTTCTTTTTTCTTAGTTATTTTATGTTTAATATTATAAAATTGTAAAGAACAACCAATACCATCTGTTTCAAAATGTCCAGTAAATATTAAATTTTTTCTAATGTTTAATTTATTAAAATTAAATAATTCATTAAACATATTTTGTATTAAATTATTATCTTGTTTAATAGTTTTACCTTTTTTTTTTGTTATTTTATAATTAATTAATGATGCTAAAGAAGTAATATTAAAAGGAATATAATTATTAAAATAATTATTTTTAGAAGGTAAAATATTAAATAATTTAATAATAGAAGAATTTAATTTATCTTTTTCTTTTTTATCTTCTGTTTTATTTATTAATTCTTTAATATTATTATTATAATCTTCAAATTCTTTATTAATTAAATACATACTTTTAAAATAACTTTCAGGAGAAATTTTAATATTATAATAAAGTGATTTATCTTTTTTATATTTATCAAATTTAACATTAAAGATATCAATATATTCATTATAAAATTCTTGTAATTTATTAGATAAATCATTAAAATTAATTTTATTTTTATTATTTTCCATATTTAAAATAAAAGAATAAAATTTTAATTTATTATCTTTATTATTATCATAATAATTTATAAATAATTTAATAAATTTAAGTAAATGATCAATATAATGTTCTTGAATATTAACTTTAATATGAGTAATAATATTATCTAAAACTTCTTTTAAAATTTCGGTTGTTCTATTTCTATTAGGTATATTATTATAAACCTGATTATTTTTAATAAAATCATCAATTAATTTATTATAAGTTTTTTTATTAGTAATATTTAATATATGACAACATAATTTATTTATATAAGTTCTATTATGTAAATCAAATTCATTATTATTATTTTCAATATTATATAAGAATCTTAATTTAATAAAATCATATAATAATGAAGTAATAATATTAATATCTTTAATAGATTTAAAAATTAATTCTTTATTATTTTTATAATATTTTGATTTTTTATTAAGAATACTACTAAGATAACATTTAATAGTAATAATTTTATAATTTTCCATAAAATATATATTAAATAAAAAATATTAAAAATATCAATTTTTAATATTATAAAGAAATTCCGTTTTTATTATGCCTATTAAAATAATAAATATTATCAAATGGAATAAAATTACTTACATTTTTAATATTTAATTTATCAAGTATTAATTTATATTTTTCAAATTCTTTTTTTCGAGAATTATATGATAAAAATATATTAATATTTTCATTATGTATTGATTTATAATTTATAACATATTTATTAAAATAATATTGATAATTATGATTTTTATTATCATAATATGAATTATCAATTTCACCGATATATGGTTTATGATATTTTTTAATAAATTTTATTGCATTCATTTTTTTTTAATTTATAATATAATTATTTAAATTTCATTTTTTTATAAAATTGATTTATTTTTATTTATTTTAAATTATATTAATTAAACTATGGATAATTTTAATAATCCAAATTTTTTATATGTAAATAATGATATTATTAATAAATTAAATGATGAAGAAATAGATTATTTATATATTGAAGAATTTGATTATAATTTATCAATTGGTGATTATAATAAAGAAATGAAAGATAACATTGAATTATATGATATTAATATTATTGATAATATTGAAATGATATCATTTAAAAATAAAACAATTAATTTATATTTATATAATGTTAAACTTAATACATTAAAATGTAAGTTTAAAATAAATAAATTAATAATAAAAAATTGTGTTATTAATAAAATTAAATTATTAAATGATAATATAATTAATAATATTAAAAATGATGAAATAATAAAAATTTATAAAAATTGAATTTTTAATATTTTTTATATTATTATAAATTTTTATTAAATTTTATTAATGTCAAACTTTGAAACTATTTTGAATAATACTATGAATGAATATTTAAAATGTTATAATTCTATTGATAATCAAGGATTTATTAATAAAATTAAAGATTTTATTATTAAAAATTGGAATGAAAGTTATAATAATAAATCTGACGAAGAAATTAAAAAAAATATTGATGAATTAATCAAATTATATTATGAAAAATATTAAAAATTGATTTTTTTATTATTAAAATATTATTATAAATTTTAAAAATAATGCAAAATAATAATATTAATTATATTATAGAAAATATTAATAATAATATTTTTCCAGATAATAATTTTAATAATTATGAAATAATTGATAATAAAAAAAAATAAAATAATATTTATATTAATAATAATAATATTGATTATATTATTGATAATGAATATATATCTTATTTGAATTATGATAAAAATATTTATAATTCATTAAATTCATTTTTATCAATATATGATGAAAAAGAAATTTTTGATAATATTGTTTTATATGATATAAATATTGATAAAATATATTTAAATTTTAATAATTATCCAATTAATGTATTTTTGCATAATATAAAATGTAATAAAATTATTAGTGATATCGTATTAAAAAATAATCCATTAAAAGAAAATCAAATACAATATTTATATGTTAAAAATTGTTCAATTAATCAAATTAATTTAAAACATATTAATAATAATAAATTTAAATATAATATTATCACGAATAATTTAATTAAACATTATAAATATGATAATATATTTTTGGATGATATTAAATTACAAATTAATAATAATATTATTGATAAATTAACTTTTAAAAATATTTTTTTAATTTAAAAAAATGAAATATTATTATATTAATATTATAATATAAAATAATATATAAATTATTAATAAAATATAAATATGGTAAAAATTATTGAACCAAAAGTTGAAGTTGAGAAATTTAATGGAATTGATATTATGAAAAAATTAGAACGAGCTTGTAGAACTTGTTATAGGAGTGAAGATATTATTGGTGATGAAACATATAAAATATTATTAAAAAATTGTATTAATCGAGGTCATGAAAGTGTATTAGAACATGAAAAAATATCCATTAGATTAATTACAGAAATTGGAGCATATAAAGATTTTACAAGACATAGATTAAGTTCTTTTTCTATTGAATCAACAAGATTTTGTTCTTATGATAAAAATAAATTTAATAATGAAATTAAAGTTATTAATCCTAAATATATTATTGATCCAATGATTTATGATATTTGGTTAAAATCTTGTAAAACAATGGAAGAAAATTATATGTTAATGAAAAAATTAGGTGCTAATAATGATATGTGTAGAGAAATTTTAAATCATAGTGTGGCCGCTGAGGTAGTTATGACTTGTAATATAAGAGAATGGAGACATATATTAAGTTTAAGATGTTCAAAAATGGTTCATCCATCTTTAAAAGTTATTTTTATTCCTTTATTGTTATTATTCAAAAAAGAAATGCCTGAATTATTTGATGATATCGATTATGATAAAGATTTTAATAAAGATTTTTATGCTAAAATTGATTTTTATTAAATATATTTTTTAATATTTTTTTATTTTTAAATAAAAAAATGAATTATTAAATATAATCATAATTTTTATAAATTATGGAAGCATTATTTTTTATTAAAAGATATCATAAAAAATATATTGGGGATATTAATAAATATATTATTGATGATAAAGGTAATAATTATGAATATTATAAAAATTTATATTGTAATAAATTGAATAAATATTTAGAATGTAATAAAACAATGTTTAAATATAAAGAAAATGAATATATAGGAAATATTATTTATTATTTTCCATATATTAATGAAAAAATTTATAATTATAATATAATACATCTTATGGGTTTGATTAATACAGTTATATTTAATTATTATTGTAATAATATTTGTGATATTAATATGCCCAATAGTAATATTATATTAAATATCACATTACCATTATTAGAAAATATAAATTGTAATAATATAATTATTAATGCTATTCAACCAAAAATTATATATTTAAAACTAAATCAATGTTTTAAATGTAATTTAAATATAATAAAAAATTTAAATGATTTATTGATCAAATTACCTAATTTAAAATATATTAATTTTGATAATATAATAATGAAATATGAAAATAATTATTGGAATTTGATGTGTAAATATAATTTTATAAATAAATTACATGATATTGATAATTTAAATATTAATATTAAACAAAAAGAAAATAAAAAATTAGAAATATATAATATCAAAAATTTAATTATTAATATTAATATTAATAATTTAAAATTATCTGATAAATGTAAAATATTAAAATTATATAATATTGATAATTTAACTATTAATTCCAAATATAAGTATAAAATTATTATAAATAAAAATTATTTTAAAATGATAAAAATTAATAAATTTATTAATTGTATTGATATACAATTTAAAATTAATGATAAAAAATATAATATAAATATAATAAATCTTTTCTATTATATAAATAATAAAAAGAAATATAATAATGATATTGAATTTTTATTTGATTTTATTAATAATATTAAAGATATTAATAAACTTATGAATTTATCAACATTTATAATAGATAATAATATAAAAATAAATTATTTATCAATATTTAAACATAAAAATAATTTATTAATGAATATTAAAAATTTTATAAATATTTATTATTCATATTTTAATTTAAATTTAGAAAATACAATTAAATTTTATAATAAACTAAAAAAATTAAATTATGAATTTAATGAAGATAATAATTTTTTTATTTTTAATAAAAAATAAATAAAAATTTTAATGATATTTTTTTTAATAATATTTTTTTTAATAATAAAAATTTAATCTTAAAATTATTAATGTTAAAATTATTAATGATAAATTTTTTAATAATATTTTTTTAATAATAAAAAAATAATCTTAAAATTATTAATGTTAAAATTATTAATAATAAATTTTTTAATAATATTATTTTTTAATAATAAAAATTTAATCTTAAAATTATTAATGAAAAATTTTTTAATAAAGATTTTTATGCTAAAAATTTATTATATTTAATTAATAAAAATAATATTTTATTTAAATAAAATATTTTATTCTATTCTTTGATAACCATAAATATAATAACCTTTAGGTATAATAATTTTATCTTTATTTTCTATTGTTGAATAATCAATATATTTATTATCTTTAAATATTCCAATAGAATTTTTAATAATAAGAGAATCATTATGATTATTTTCATCACTTGTCTTATTAGTAGCCCATAATGTTCTTTTACCACTTCCTGAACCTGTTGCTTCTCTTGATGAATTACTAAAAATTCCTTTATGACTATGTGAAGGTAATTGTTTAGCATTTAACATATTATCACCTTTAATATCACTTATTTCATTATTTTTAATAAGACCAATAACATTATATTCATCATTATTTAATTTTTTCCATTTACCAAAATATAAAGGAGTTCCAATTAATTTATCTTTATTATTAATATCATAATTATTACTTGATAAATAAATAGAATTAATTGGATATAATATATCTATAATATTTAATGTTTTATCTCCAACATTTAAATCAATATTAGATATAGTAATTTTTTTTGATTTAATATTATCATCAGATATTTGATTTGTTATATTATTTAATGCTTCTATTGTTGTTTGTGTATTAGTTTCATCAAAATATTCTTTATTATTAATTAATATAATAAAAATAATAATAATTATTATAATAATAATTAATATTTTATTAATATTCATATTTAATTTCAATATTATATATTATAAATAAAAAATTATTCTTTTTAAAATAATAATATTTTGTGAATATAATATATTATATTATATCAAATAAACTCAATGATTTAAAATAAAAAAAAATTATTTATTATAAAAAAAATAAACTTCTTCAAAATAATCATTAATAATTTTATTATTAGATAAATAATTATTACATTCTTTATATTCAATTTCATATTCATTAATATTATTAAATTGTTCTTTATTACAAATTAATTTATTACATTTTAAAAATATTTTTTTTAAATTTACTAATTTTGTAATATCCAATAATTCAAAATTATTATTATCACAATCTAATATTTCAAGATTAGATAAATATGATAAATCAATATTTTTAATATTATTAAATGTAATATATAATTCTTTTAAATTTATTAATTTAGATAATTCTAAAAATTTAATATTATTTTCTGTACAATCTAAATATTCTAATTTTATTAAATTATTAACAAATAAATTAATAAAATTATTATGCATTAATGATAAATATTTTAATAATGAATTATTAGATAAATCTAATTCATTAAGATAATTATAATCTAAATTTAAATATTTTAATTTTAAATTATTAGATAAATTAATATTTTTAATTTTATTACAATTTAATTTCAAATAATTTAATTCTTTATTATTTGTTAAATCAATATTTTTAATATTATTATTTGATAAATTTAATATTTTTAAATTTTTTAAATGTGATATATTAATATTTGAAATATTATTATTTGCACATTCTATATTTTCAATATTATATATATTAGATAAATTTAAATCATTAATTCCACAATTATTAATAACAATATATAATAAATTATTAACATTATTAAATGTAATATTATCAAATGAATTATTATTACAATTTAATATTTTTAAATTAGGTAAATTTAATAATTTAACATTAATTTTATAATTATGTTTATTATCTATAATATTAATAATTTCAATATCATTATTATTTTCTATTATTATATTATCATATATTTTTGTAATATTATTATTATAAAATATATTATCTTTAAAAATAGTTAATATTTTATTAGAAATTTGAGATATTGTTTGATAATATTTTTTATTTTTTTTAAATTCCATTTTTTATATATTTTAAAATATATAATATATTATTTTTTATTAATATATTAAAAAATCATTTTTTTTATATTATGAAAAATTATAATAATAATGAACTTCTAGATAATGAAATATCATATAATGATGGAGGATTAACTTCATCAAAATTATAAGTTGGAAATACTTTATATTTTTGTGGTTGCATTCTTTTTAATATTTGTCTATAAGTTTCTGAAGTAATATTTTGAACTTTAATATTACTAAAATTGTTATTTTCATCAATATCAAAAATTCTTATCATTCTGTATTTTGTATGAGGATTTTTAAACATTGTAATTTGATAATATTTAATTGGTTGTAATGTTTCTTTTTTTATCTCATAGTCATCTTTATGATTTACATAATTAACAAATTCATATTCATTTTCCATTTTGAAATTTTATGTTTATATTATTATTAATTATATTATAATTTTATATTAAAAAAATATTAAACTTTTAATTCTTAAATTTTTAATTCATTTATTAATTCATTTATAAAATCATGTAATAATTTAGAATAATTTGATTTATAATTATATGAATAATAAGTATTATTAAAATTTATAAATATTTTTCTAATATTTTCATTATTAAATTCTATTATATCATCTTGTAAAGCATAAATTAAATTTTGTACAAATGATTTAAATACTGTATTTTTTGGTTCACTATAAAAATTAAATATAATAGATCCAGAAATACATTTATCAAAATCTATTTTATTATATTCATTTAAATAATATTTTATTATTTCATCATATTCTTCTTTATTTTTATTATAATCATTTTTAAATTTATTTATATTATTAGTTGGTAAATATTTATCCATTAAATAATCAAATTTATCTTTATATTTATTATCATAATTATTATTCTGTATAATTTTAAGTGTTAATAAATAATAATGAATTAAAAACATACTAGATTTTATATATAAATTATTTCTTAATTTATTAATTGTATTATCTAAATGATTAATATGTTCATAAATTAACCAATTATTATCTATTAAATATACTTTTTTATTTAATATTGTTAATTTTTTATAATTATCCATATTTTTATTAAAATCTTTAATAAAATCATCAATAAATTTTGCATTTTCTTTTATTAATTTTTTTTTATTTTCTTCATTAATTTCATTACTTAATTTATTGAATAAATCATGTAATATATCATTTATATTAAATCTAAATGTATTATAAATATCATTAAATTCATTAATATAATTAAATTCAATATCATATTTACTAATTATTTTTTTATATTCTTCTTCTGATAACATATTTAATAAATATTTTAATCTAATTTTATTATATTCATCTATTGTTCTACTAGGATAATTTTGTATTTTTTCAAATATAAAACCTAAATTAAAATATCTATCATCATATTCTATTATTTTATATTTTCTTATTTCTTGATTTAATGTTGTTGAATTATACATATTATTATCACAATAACCTAATCTTTGTTCATATTCTTGTCTATCTGATCTTTCTGGTGTAATACCTCTACTTCTTAACCATTCATAATATAATGGATTTGTTGTTGTTTTTGTTATTTTTAAATCACTCCAATTAAACATACAATGACAACTTATACAAAACATATGATCACAACCTTCAGATTTAAATATTGGAATACCACAGCCAGGACATGATTTAGCACCTAATCTAATTGCAGATATATTAGCTAAATCATCTGGATTACATTTATGATTTTTTAAATCAATTAAATCTTGGTCTTCTTCTTCATTATTATTATTCAATTCAATACAAGGTATTATTTCTTTATTACAATCATAACAAACTTTTATATTACATAATTTACAAACTAAATAATTTATTTTATAATATTTTGTAATATAATTTTCTTCATTTCTTTCTTTAATTGTTTTTTTAATATATCTATAATCTTCAATATCTTTTTCTTTTTTATCATTATGTTTATCAAATTCTTCTTCTGTTATTTCATCTTTAATTTCTTTTAAATAACCTCTACATTTATTATTAATACATCTTTTATTACATAATGTATTATTATTTATTTTCTTTTTAAATGAATTATAAAATTTTAATATTTTATTTACATCTTCTTTAGTATCAGTAATAGATTTATATAAATTTAAAATATTAATATCAGTTAATTTATTATAAATTAATTGATATAATATTTGATGAATATTTAAATTATATTGATTATAATAATTATTTTCATTTATTGTAAAAAATATATCTTTATTTTCTAATATTTTATTAGCTAATGGATTATTTTTAATTACATTATTTATTCTATCATTAAACAATAATAATAAATCTAAATATGATATTTTATTAAGATTAATAGGTTTATCATTAGATAAAGTTATATTTAAATCATTAGCTAATTCTTCTCTTGTAATAGTTTTATGTGAAATATATTTTTTTTCTAAACAAGGTAAAAAACAAAAATAATTATTTTTAATTTTTTCATAAAATACATAATTTAAACCATTAATTATTTTATAAAAATCATCAAATAATATATGTTGAGTTATTATATTATTATATTCTATACTTTTTAATACTTTCTGTAAATATAAATGATTTTGTACAACTTTAAACATATCTTTATATTTAGCATCAGATAATAAATTATAAATATTAACTACATCATTTAATTCATTTAATATTGTATCTTCAGATAATAAACAGAATTTACTATATTGTTTTGGATAATCATCTTTTAACCATTTTTTAGTAAAATGATTTGCAATAAATGTAATATTTATCTTTTTCTTACAACCAGAACATTCTAAACCACCATAATTTGATAAATATTCTTTTACACATTTATTACAAGCTTTCATTTGACAATAAGGACATGTTATAATATTTTTCTTTAATACTTTTTCTAAACATATTTCGCATTCCATTATTATTTTTTTTTATAAAATTATATAATATTATTATATATCAATTTTTTTTATTTATTAAAATAAATAAAAAAGAAATAAAAAATAAATAATTTAAATTCTCATTAATAAATTTTCAATATTATAAGAATTAAATATAACACCTTTAGAATGATCATTATTTAAAATATATAATTGACATTCATATTCTTTATCTGTATAATTATTATTATTATTAGGGCTCATATTTAAATAATATTCACCAGAAGATAAAGTATCTAAATTAATATCATAAAATTGATAATATTTTTTAATAAAATTAGAACAATAATATAATCTATATTTATTATTAGAAATATCTTTAGTTAAAAATATAATATATGGTTTAATATAACAAATATCAATAATATTATATGAAATATTTAAATCAGATATAGGAGCATATGAAGAATAAAATGTATTATCATTATTATCTAATAATAATTTATAAAAAAAAGAATTAACAAACCAATATAATTCATAATTATTATTATTATTATTAAAATTAAAAATAATTTTATCAGGAATACCTTCACCAGTATTTAAAGCATCATTATATAAATATAAATGTTTATTATTAAAATCATTTAAATCAAATAAAAATAATAATCTATTAGTATTAGTATCTGCAGAAAATAACAAATAAATAAAATTATTAATTATATAACATTGTTTTAAATTATCTAAACTATAATTATTATAATTATAAGTTAATTTAATAATATGATAATTATTATTAAAACCATCAGAAGAAATACAACTTAAATATAATGTAATAATTTTATTAGTATTATTATATTTTATCCAATTAATTTTATAAATATCATTCATATAAAAATTAATTATTTCATTTCCACCACTAGATGGTTCAATATCATTATCTGGATTTGGATTAGAATAAATTTTAGTAATATAATATTTAGAAGGTATAGAAGTAAATTTATCAAATTGTTTAATATATATTAATTTATCATATTTTTCATTATTATAATAATTTTCTTTTATTGATTGCATATTTAAATACATATTATAATGATTTTCAATAATTTTATTTTCTAATATATTAATTTTTGATGTTAAATGATAATCATTACATATTGATTCATTAAATGTATTATAACCAATATATGCATTATTTATATTTGATAAATTAATAATATATAATGAATCATTAGAATTAATTAATCCAATCATATTATTAATAGTAAAATCACGTTTTTCTTTCCATATATCAATATTATTAATATCAATATTATAATTTGGATTTCTAATAATATAATAAATTTTTTTATTTGTAAAATTTAATTCTGTATTTATTGTTTGTGTTGTACTACTTGAATCTATATATTCATAAATACAATTAATATATAAATCATATTTAAATGATATACTAATATAAATATTACTAATTGATGATGAAGTTATTTTATTTAATAAATTAGCACACATAATATAATCAAAATTATCTGGTAAATAAATATATGTATCAATATTATTTACTGTATATTCAAATTTACCTTCTGATATATCAACATCAACAACTGGATATTTATTTAATTGTATTGTTTCAGAAATTGTTTCTTCAATTAATAAATATGGTTCAATAATAAATGTATTATTTTTATTATTTCTAAAACCAATTACTTTAAAATTATGATTTGTTGTATCATATTCATAATTTATATTATTATAAGTATAATAATTATTTGTTGAATCATATAAATATGCATAATTATATTTTTGTGGTAAATTAGCTTCTAATTCTCCATTAATAGTTAATGAATCTCTAATAACTACATTATCGGTTGTTAATGTATCTTCATATTCAGCTGGTGATGAACCAGGTATTTGAGTTGTAATAATTGTTGTTTTATCTTGTTCTTTTTGACCTAAATAAACATCTCCAGTAGTTGTTAAATCACCAGTAACATTTAAATCACCTGTTAATGTTGTATTACCAGTAACTGATAAATCTTGTAATATATCAATATAATCTGTTGTAAATTTATCATAATTATTTTGATCAGTAATTAATGATGATTTACCTGTAGATTTAGAACCAAAATAAACTGGACTTGTTAACGTTGTTTCTCCATTAACTGTTAAATTATTTCTTAATGTTAAATTATCTGTTGTTAATGTATCTGTGGGTGTTGCGTCTGATGATGTAATTATTGTTGTTGGATTAGATGATTTAGAACCTATAGTTACATCTCCAGTTAATGTTGAAGTTCCAGAAACAGATAAATTATTTCTTAATGTTAAATTATCTGTTGTTAATGTATCAGCAGGTGTTCCACTTATTACAGATTCTAATTTTGTTTTATTAGATGTTGTTGATTGATTACCTAAATATAATGTTCCTGCTGTTGTTTGTATTCCACCATCTGCACTTATTGGACCAGAAAATGTTTGTGTTTTATTAGCTACAAATGTATTATTATCATCAAGTTTTGCATAATTAGATAATGAAGCTGTAATATCATCAACATAACCTTTAGTTGTTAATTTTGTATTATCTGCACCTGTAGTAGCTGAACCTTGAATACTTGTAATATCATATGTTCCAGAATTTCCATTTGACATATTAACAGTTCCAACTACTACTTTATCTGTTGTAAATGTATCAACGCCAGATGTTGTAGTTAATGTTGTTTGACCTGATTGTTTAGAACCCATTATTACATTACCAGCTAATGTTGATGCATTATTAACTGTTAATGTTCCTGATATTGTAGTATTACCAGTTAATGTTGAAGTTCCTATAACAGATAAATTACTTCTTAATGATAAATTATCTGTTGTTAATGTATCAACTGGTGTTGCATCTGATGATGTTTCTATTTTTGTTGGATCAGATTCTTTATTACCTAAATTAATTGTTTTACCAGTTGATGATAAATTTAAATTACCTGTTGATGTTGTTATACCATTATTTGCATTTACTGTTCCAGTTGTAGTTAATGTATTTGTTATATCTACAGCACCATTAAATGTTTGTGTATATCCATTTTCAAATGTATTAGCTTCATTTTTTTTAGCACAATTTGTTAAATCTGTTGCAATTTTATCATCAACATAATCTTTAGTTGGTAAACTATTATTACTTCTTCCTGATTCACTTGAACCAGTAATACTTGTAATAGTATATGAACTATTATTAGGTATTTTTATACTATCTGTAACAATATTATCAGTTGTCAATGTATCTTTATCTGTTGATTCTGTAGTTGAAATTGTAGTATTTTGGATTGTTATTGTATTAGTATTATTAACTGAATCCGTTACAGCTATCGAATTTCCATCAATAGTTAATGATGCAACAATTGTTTCATTATTTTTTGCTACAATAATATTTTTATTAAATGTATTATTTTCAGCAAATTCATTTTCAGAATCTTTTTTTGCATAATTATTATCTTGAATATCAACAAAATCTTCAATAAATTTAACAGTTGGTAATTTATGAATTTTATCATCTATAGTTTGTCCTTCTGTATATTCTGGTACAATATCTACAATACTATTATCTTTAATAGTAATTTTATCAGTCGTAATATTATTTAAAGAATTAAATAAACTCATTATTTATTCTTTTAAATTTTAAATTATATATTATAATAATATATTTTAAAAATATTATTATTAATAAAATTAATTAAAATAACCATCTAACATATTAGGTTGAATTAATTTAGTTTCTGTATTAAATCCATTTGTTTTTATATATAATTCATTTTTAATATAAACATCATATAAATATTTATTTAATATTTCTTCTAAATCATTTACTGCTTTATTTATTTTACTTATAACTTCTTTTTTATCTTTACAACTTATTTTTATTCCATTTAAATAAAATAATGCATTATTTTTATAATCTTTCATACTTTGATATAATATACCTGCTTTTGAATTATCAATAACAATATCTTCATAAATTGATAAAAAATTATCTATATCAGTAATCATATCAATCCAATTTTGTTTATTATAATAATAAAATTCTTGATTTAAATACATAAAATTTTTTAATGTTTTATTATTATAATCATGAATATATTTAGATTTTGGAAAAGTATTTTTTAATAATTCTTCTTGATATGGTTCTAATTCTAAATCATCTAATTTATTTATTTTATTTCCATAATTTTTTATATATTCTGGATTACTTAATAATTTATTATTATCTTCTATATATCGATAATGAATAAACATTATAGATAATGCTAATATTGCTGATTGATAAATACTTTCTGTTAAATACATGAAAATGATAAATATAATAATTAAAATAATAATATTAGATTTATTAAAATAACTTAAATCATCAAATCCATCAAAAACAGTCATTTCATTATAAATTATATTATAATTTTATATGATAAATTAATTAATATTAAAATCATAATAAATAATATAAATCAAAAATGAAATATTTTGGAAGTGATATTGGTTGTAAAAATTTAGCTTATTGTGTATTTAATTATGATGAAAATACTAAAAAAATACATATTGAACAATGGGATTTAATTGATTTAAGAGATTGTAAATGTGATAGAATGAAAAGAGGTGGTAAAGTATGTAATCAAACAGCTTCATATTATTATATTGATGATAATAATAATAAACATTTAACTTGTAAAACACATAAAAATTCTAAATGTAAAAAAATTAAAAATGAAGATAATGATAATTTAGATATTTATGCTAAAAATTTAAAATTATATTTTGATAATGAAAATCATAATATTTTAGATTGTGATCGATTTGGTATTGAAAATCAACCATCTATTAAAAATCCTAAAATGAAATCTATTCAAATGATTTTATTCTCTTATATTTCTTTTTTTAAAAATAAAAATTGTAATATTGATTTAATTCATCCTAAAATGAAAACTTCTATGATTGGTAAAGAAGCTGATAATATTATTAAAAATAAAAAAAATAAAACTGAAAGAAAACAATATTTAACTACTAAACATTTAGGTATTATTTTTACTCAATATATTTTAGAACATGAAGTAGATAATTATAATGAATGGATTGATACATTTAAAGATAAAAAAAAACAAGATGATTTATGTGATTCATTTTTACATGCTTATTATTTATTATTTGGGGCTAATTGTAAAATTGATGATAAAGAATTTATTTATTATGTTCATAATGAAATTGATAAAATGGATAATAATATTAAATCTGCTAAATTAAGTAAATAAATTTTTTAATATTATTTTTTTTAAATTAATATTTTTTTACATTAATTTTTTTTATTAATAAAAAATTTATGAATAAATTTTTTTAATATTATTTTTTAATTAATATTTTTTTTACATTAATTTTTTTATTAATAATTTTATTAATAAAAATTTTATGAATAATTTTTTAATATTATTTTTTTTTATCAATAATTTTATGAATAAATTTTTTTAATAATATTTTTTTTATTATTATTAATAATAATAAATAATTAAATTAAATCTAAATTAATAAAATCATCTCCTCCAAAAACTTTTTCAATATTTTTTTCTGTTGAAGAATGTTTTAATTGTTTTAATGGTTGTTGTTTTTGTATTTTTATTACATCTAAATTATTATCATTATTAATTTCATTAATTTCATTCATATTTATTTCTTCAACATAATTTGTTTGGTTATTCATAATTTCATTATCATTTAAATTTTGATTATTATTTAATTTATTATTATTATTTAATTCTTCATTATTATTTAAATTTTCATTATTATTTATTTTATTATTATTTAATTCATTATTATTTAATTCTTCATTATTATTTAATTTAGTCAATGTTTCATAAACTTCACCACCAGTTATATTATTTTCATTTATATAATCAATATAAGATATAATATATAAGTTAGTATATATTGTATTAATTATATTTGCAATTTTTAACATTAAAAAATTGATTAAATAAATTATATATTATAAATATAAAACATATATAATAAAAAAAAATGGATAATAAAAAATTACATTTAATTACTTATGATAAATTTTTAGAACTATATCCATATTTTACTTCTTTAGATATAAAATTTCCAGAAGAATTATTTATTACAACTATGACTATTACTGGATTAATTAATAATAATAATATTGATTGTGAATATGTTAATAGTGAGAGTAATATATTAAAATTAGATAATGAAAAAGATAAAAATGATAAAGTAATATTAAGAAAAAAGAAATTAAAACATATATTAGATACACAAAAATTAGCACATTCATTAATTAAAGAAGTAATACCAGAAAATAATTTTATAAATGAAATTACATGTGGAAATGAAAAAACACCTTTAGTATCAATTAAAGAACATAAAAAACATTATAATAAAATAAAAAATGAAAAGAAAAAAAGAGAAAATTTTTTTGATCAAATAACAATTAAAATCCAAGATAATATTAATGAAATTAATATTACATTAAAATTATTTGATTCTGGTTCTATTCATATGACTGGTTCTAAAAATTTATCATCTGTTTATTGGGTTTTATATCGTTTATTTCATTATATGAAATTTTATGGTTTTGGTAATTTTGGTTTTAAAAATATTAGTGAATTAAATATTGAAATGATTAATTGTAAAGTAGTTTATCCTTTTATTATTGATAGATATTTATTATATAAATCTATTATTGATGGTAAAGATGATTTAATATATGAAAGTTCTTACGATCCATTAAGACATTCAGCAGTTCATGTTAAAGTAAAAAGAGAAAATAAAATTAATAAAATTAGATTACATGATGAACCAAAAATATATAATACTAATAAAAAATTAACTATTATGATGTATGAATATGGTTGTGGTATTATATCTGGAGCTATTAATTATAATGAAATAATTTATGCATATCAAACATTTTATAATTATTTATTAAATCATCAATCAGTTATAATAAAATATCAAAAAAATATTAATTATAAAGAAATTATTAGTTTATGTAAGAATGATTTACCTGAAGATAATGATGAAATAATTGTTTATAATGAAGAAGTTTGTAGTGATAATGAAATTGATACAACCCAATCTATTAATGCATTTAATAAAGCAAAACGTAAATCTAATAAAAAAAGAATTGTTAAAAAGAATAAAGAAAAAGAAAAAGATTATAAAGTAATATTTAATGAAAAGAATGATGAAGAAATATGTAATAAAGAATTAATTAATAATGAATTAGAAAAAATAAATACAAAGACTGAAGAAAAAATAGAATAATATTTAATATGTAATTTTTTATTTTTTTTTATTATATTATTTTTAAAAATAATATAATATTAATAAAATATTTTATTTATTGATATTGTTTAAATTTAGGAATGTAATCTAAATTATTTTTAGTTGTATTTTCCATATAATTTATTTTATCATCATAAACATTTTGAGTATCATTAATAAATGGATTACCTTGAAGATTTTCATTAACAAAACTATTAAAATGATATTCATCATTTGGAACTAATACTTTACTTCTAACTGTTGGATAATCCATACCTGCAACTCTTTGTTCAATATCTGGATATAATTCTCTATTAATTTGTAATTTATTATAATTAGATGTCATTATTGTTCCATCCATTGAAGGAGTTTTAGTATAATTAGAATATGTTGGACCATGAGGGACAATAGTATTTAAATCTTTTACTACATTAGTTCTCATATTATTAGCATCCATTCTACTTCTTTGTTGTTTATATCCATTAATACTTCCTGTATAATTTTCTACTTTATGTATGTCTTTTTTAGTTGGATCAGGTGTTGCATTAATATAATTAATAACATAACTTTTATCATATCCTTTAATATTACCTTTATCTTCTACATTATACATATTTCTATTAGTTGGCCCTGGTGTAGCATTTAGATAATTAATTACATATGATTGATCATAACCTTTAATATTTCCTTTATCATCAATATTATATTGATTTCTTTTAGTAGCTTCTGGTGTAGCATTTAAATAATTAATTACATAAGATTGATCATAACCAGTAATATTACCTTTATCATCAATATTATATTGATTTCTTTTAGTTGGTTCAGGTGTATTATCTTTATAATTATATGCATATGATTGTTCATAACCTTTAATATTTCCTTTATCATCAATATTATATTGGTTTCTTTTAGTTGGATCTGGTGTATTATCTTTATAATTATATGCATATGATTGTTCATAACCAGTAATATTACCTTTATCATTAATATTATACATATTACGTTTAGTTGGATCTGGTGTATTATCCTTATAATTATATGCATAAGATTGTTCATAACCTTTAATATTTCCTTTATCTTCAACATTATATTGATTTCTTTTAGTTGGTTCAGGGGTTGAATTAAAATAATTAATTACATAATTTGCAATTTTAGTAAATACATTACTTGGTCCATCATGTTCATATTGTTCTTTATGTGTTGTTTGATGTTCTCCATCTACAACTTGACCATTTGTTAATAATGTTGTAGTTCCTGGATGTGTATGATCTTCTAAACCTCTATTAACACCTCCTAATGTTCTTTGATCATATTTACCATAATTAGCTTCTTTATGCCATTCTGTAGAAACTGGAATATGTCTATCATAATGATAATCTTTAAATTTATCTGGTCTATGTTTAACAACAACTGGATCTACTGGTCTAATACCACCACCTGGTGCATAAAATCCACCAATACCAGAAGTTTCATATTCTTCCATAACTTCATTATTATTATTGTTATTATTAACTTCTTCAAATTCTTCAATATTATTTTTAGAATAAGGTAAAGGTTGTAAAGAATAAACATTTTTCTTTTTATAATTCTTTCTTCTTATGCCTCCCATAGGATTATTATAAGTTAATTTAGGATTATCTGCTGTTCTTAATTCATTAGTAGTTTTAGGTAAAGCACGATATGGATCGTGAAACCCTTGAATACCAACTTGATTATAACCTAAATTTAAACCTGGTGTATCTCTAACTTCTTGAAATGGTTTTTCATTTCTTCTTTCTTTACTAGGAATAAAACGACCTTCATAAAAATCTGTTTTAACTGGTGCTCCATATACATTATTTAAACCAGGAACAGGTGCAAATAATGGTCTTCTTTCTGTTTTAGGTTTATAATCTAAATTATTAGCACTACCAGTAAATAATTCTAATTTTCTATTAAATAAATCACTCATATGTTTTTCATCATCAATAGAATTACCAAAATTACCTTTTGTTCTAAAATATGGAACCATATTATTATGAGTTAATTGATTTTCTGGAACAACTCCATATGTTCGTTTATTTCTAATATCAAATAATTTCATAACATCATCATTACCACCAATTGGATAATTTGGACCTTCAAATTTTAAATCACTAAATTGATAATCTAATAAATCTTTACTTGGATCACCAATATTATCATTATGTAAATCATCAATTTTATAATTATTTTTATTTAAATCTTTTTTATTTACATTATCTAATGTAAAAAATTCAATATTATTATTAGTAATTAATTGTTTAGAAAATGGTTTTTCTTTTCTAATCATTGAATTATTATTTTTAATTTTACGATATATATTATTAACTATCAAATTATTTTTATTATTAATAATATTATTATTTATATCAAAACTTTCTTTAAATCTATTTTCCATTTTATCAGTTATATATTTAGTTGATGTTATATAATCATTATTTGAATATAAATTATGTTTAGTTGTTTTATAATATTTTGAATTCATTATTTTTTTATTAATTATATTTTATTATTATATTTTATTATTTAAATAATAAAATATTTATTTTGATTATAATAAATAATTGTTATAAATCAGATAGTTTTAATATTTCTTCTATTTCATTTTTATTATCTTTATTATTTTCTTTTTCTTCTTCAATTGATGATAATTTTATTTCATCATTTTGTGGTAATGTAATTTCTTTTGTATTTTCATTATTATTTTCATTATTATTATTTTCATTATTATTATTTTCATTATTATTAATTATATTATTATTATCTTGTTCATTATTAATTTGATTATTATTATTTTGATTATTATTAATTTGTTCATTATTATTTTGATTATTATTAATTTGTTCATTATTATTTTGATTATTATTAATTTGTTCATTATTAATTAAATTATTATTATTTTGATTATTATTAATTTGATTATCATTATTATTTTTATTTTTATTATTATTTTGAATATTAATAAATTGATCATTACTAGGTAATTGTGGAGGAATTTGGACTTCTTCTTTTTTAGGTATATCTTGATTTATAGGAGGTAAATTATTAACTTGTGTTTGATTTACAATATCTTGTAAATTAATTGTTGGTTTATTATTTTTATTATTAATAATTGGATTATTATTAGAAATATTAGAAACATTAAATTTATCATTATCAATAATATAAGGTTGATAAGTTAAATTATCATAATTATTATCCATATATGGTTTAATAATTTTTGGTTGTTTAATTTTATTAGGTAATTCTTGTTTTGAATAAATTGTATAATTTAATTCTTCTTTTTTATCAAAAATTAATTTATTAACCTTATCATCATAAATAGATTTAGCATAAATTAAATCTCCAATTACAATTGCATAAAATATATATTTAAATTTATTAATAAAATTATTTTTAATAATTCCTGAAAATAATACATAATGAATAATAATATAAATAATAATTGTAATAATAAAATTTATTAAATATTTATTTAAATTATCATCATCTATATTAGTAAATGTATTAAGAATTGATAACATTTTTAATTTTATATTATTAAAATTATATTTAAAATGTATATTTTTTAATTTTATTTATATTCATATTAAATTATTTTATTAATAAAATAATTTATTTTTATATTGTTTTATTATTTTTCTTCAGTTGTTGCTTCAGTTTCTTTTTCTTCTTTATTATAATGTTTTTTTGTTGAATTAAATACATCTAATGGTTCTCTATTGAAACTTTCAACAACTTCTTTAACCCATTTATTCATATATTTTTCAAATTCTTCTAATTGAGGTTTCATAGCTTCTTTTTTCTTTTCCCATTCAATTGATTTATTATAATAAATTCCATTCATAGTTTTAAATGCAATTTTAGCATGTTTTAAATCACTTGAAATTTCTGGAGTTAAATAACCTTTAGGAAATTTAAATTCATGGAAAAATTTCTTTCTTTCTTCTGTTTTAACTTCTTCTTTAGGTTCTTCTTTTTTAATATCTCTTTTAGGATATTGTTTTCTGTTTCCTTTTTTATCCATTTCGAATAACAAAAAAATATTCTTTTTTATATAACTATATTATTATTAATAATAATATTAATTTTTTAATTATAATATTATTTTAATATTATACAAATTATTCATTACATTTATCAAGACAATCAGTCATTAAATCATCATTATTAATTTCAACAACATAATTATTAATTTTTTTAGTTTTATTAGATTTAGTTTGACATAATTGATATTTTGATGGTCTTGTAAAATCTTTACAAAATGTATTTTTACATTTTTCATTTTTACATTTACAAATTTGATAACCATTTTCTACTTTTTTAATATATTTATCATCAATAACTTCAGTATCTTTAGGATTACAACATTCTTTTAATTCACCTTTATTAGATTGACAAACAAATTCATTTAATTTTTCTAATTTAGAATCATCATCTTCTAATGTTTTTAAATAATCAAAATATTTATTAAAATCCATATTATTATATTGACATTTTTTATCATTATTAATACATGACATATAAGAATATGACATTTTTATTAAATAATATTTATTATTATAAAATAATAATCTAAAAATAATTTATATAATAAAAAATATTAATAATGTTTGAAAAACCTAATTATAAATCAACTGAAAATATTGATCCATTATTATATACAGGTATAAATATTGATAAATTAAATGAATATAAAATATGTGATAATATTGATTCTAAAACTGGTAAATGTAATAAAAAAAATTTAATAACTGTATTAAAAAATAAATATAAAGATGAAGGATTATTTAAAAGTTTAAGCACAAGTAATAATAATGAATTAAATGAATTAAAAAATATGTTAAAATATTCTAATTATACTAAAGCTTTATGTAATAATCAAAAATCTGGTCAAACTGAAAATTTATATGGTAAATTACCATATTTTTATAATGATGATAATAATGATGGAACTATTGATGCTATGTTAAATACTACTAATAAAGAAATTAAAGAAATAGCAAATTATATTAATGAAAATGATTATAGTAAAGATGCATCAGATAGTTCAAAAATAACTTCAGAAAAATGTAGAAAATTTTATGGCGCTTATTGTGAAATTTTAAAAGGTAATTTAAAAGAATTATTAGGTGAAGATTATAATAATGAATCTTTAAATCAATATGATACTAATTGTGCTTGTTATGCTGATTTATTAAAAGATGTTTCACCTACTGAATTTGAAATGTTAGTTAAAAGTGATAAAACAGGTGAATTAAAAAAAGCATTAAATAATAGAGCTTGCGCATTACAAGGTTGTAATAAAAATAAATATACACCTAGTCAAACATATGAAGATTGTACAGCAAAAGCAATAACTATTTGTACAAATAATGTTAATATTGGTGGTATTGATGTATCTGATGGTGGTAAATTAGGTGAAATGAAAATTGCTAATGATTGTACAGCTTCATCTTCTGTTTCTGAAAATAATAATACTAATATTAATAATAATGATAATGATAATGATAATGATAATAATAATAATAATAATAATAATAATAATAATAATGATAATAATAAAGAAAATAATAATAAAGAAAATAATAATGATAAAACAGAAGAAATAATAGATGAAAATAATAATAATTTACTATTATATGGAGGTATTGGTGTTGGAAGTTGTTGTTGTTTAATATGTTGTGTTATTATTGCAATATTATTATTAAAGAAAAAATAAAATAATTATTTTATTAATAAAATAATATTTTAAATTAATTCATATTGAAGCATAACAATTTTATAATATTTAATACAATCATAAATATTATTATTATTACATATTATAATATTTTGTTTATAATTATTAATTATATTATTATTTAATTCTTCATTAGAAATAATATATTCATTAATTTTTTCAACTTTAGAATCATATTTTATAAATTTATTATTTTTAAATTTAATCATATAAAAATGACTTTTAATTGTATCAAAACAAATAAATTTATTTAATAAATATTTTGATTTATTTAATATTAATATTTTTTGATAAGTATTAATAATATTAAATTTATTTATTAATAAATTTGTATTATTATTATAAATATTATTTGTAAAAAATAACATTTTATAAATATTTGGGTCATATAATGTAGTTGAAATATATAAATGTTTTGGTAATGAAATAATTTTTTTAAAATTAATGTCATTTATAATTAATTCATATAAATTATAAGGTTGTAAAATTATTTCATTTAAATCTTTATTTAAAATATCATAATAATATTTTTGATTTAATTGTAAATCATAAATAAATGAATATTTATTATTATTATAAATAATTTTACATTCATTTGTAAAATTAATTGGAGATAAACAAATTAATAAATCATTAACTAAAATATGAGGATAAATTTTTATAGGAGGTAATCCAAATAAATATTTATTATTAGTTAGCATATTTAATTTTTGTTTTATTATTCTTAAACACTTTCCATCAGATGAATTATAACAATCTTGGAATACTTCAATCATTTCACTATTACCACCTAATTGATATTCATTATATATTTTATTAAAAGCATTAATTAAATATATATTACCTCCTTTATAAAAATTTTCAGCAGTTAATGTATCAAGGTGTGCATCGCACACCTTCATAGCTTCGGCTTTGCCGAAGGTATCTGGAAATTCATTTTTAATAATTTCATCACCAAATTCTTTATTTTGTAAAATCATATTAATTGCAGATATTATATAACATTGAAATATTACTAAAAAATAATCTGTATTAAATGAATGTATTTTTAATTGATATTTTTGATTAATTAATTTCTTTTTTTCTATAAATTGAATATTTTCATCAATATTATTAAACATAGAAATTTTATAAGATATTTTAATACAACTTTCAAATCTTAATAAATTTGCATATACAATTACTTTAAATAAATAAACAATATCTTTATAATCTTGACATAATATAATATCATTAAATTTAAAAGTATTAAAATTAACAATATCTCTCATCGTAATTTCTCTATTATTATAATATAATATATTTATAAAAAACTTACATCCTTCTATATATTTTTTTACATCAATATTATATTTATCATATCTAGGATATTTTATTAAACTATTTATAATATTATCAACATTATTACCAATATTAATATATTTATTTCTAAATTGTGTAATTAATTGTTTTTTATCAATTCTATAATCTAAACATAAATTTATAAAATCCATTTATATTATATTATAATATTATATATAAAAAGAAATAAAATGACTTCAATTAAAAAATCTATTACACAATTAAAAGAAGAAGATATTAATGAAGGTAATGGTAAATATGAATTATATAATGAATATAATAATAAAGTATTAATGGATAGTATGTATGTTAAAGATAATATAGAAAATTATGATAATTATGATAAAATGTATGATAAACTTTATAATAATACAAAAAGAAAAGTTCCTGATATTTGTAATATAGAAAATGAATATAAATGTAAAAATATTTTAGAAGATTTTGATAAATTAAAAAAAGAAGATTATAATAAAATAGAATATATTGATAATAAATATGATAAGGAGATTAATAATAATTATAAAGAAAATAATAATAAATATAATGAATTAAAAAAAGATATAAAAATGATAAGATATTTTAATATGTTTTTATGTTTAATAATTTCTTTAATTATTGTAATTTTAATAACTTATAAAATATTATAATTATTTTATTTAAATAAAATAATTAAATAAAATTATATTGGATTATCATTAATTTTTTGATAAATACAACCAATACAAATAAATTCATTACCTGATTCAATCAATTCATAAGGAAAAGAATAAAAATTAAGAGTTGGATTCTCAATTTTTGGACTTTTTATACTCATATCATTACAGATAATTGCATTATTATTTGGAAGTTTTACCAAAGAAATATAATGGCCACCAGTTTTTTTAAAGTAAATAGCACTTGTTAATTCAAAGAAAAACCCATCTAATTCAAAATCATGTAAAATTTTAGCATTATTAGAAACAATTTTATAAAGAATTTTTTTATCTTTAATATTATTCCTTGTTAGTTCATTTCTGTCAATATATAACATATATTTTACATCTAAGAAATTTAACATGTTTTGAATAGATTGCAATGCCTCAAAATTAGATTTATGAGCAATATTTTCTATAAATGAATTTATTGCTGATTTTTCATTGAATTTAAAAATATCTTTACCTAAATATGTTGCATATAATGCTTGAAAAGCACTGTTAGATGCGCACCTATTATCAGGATTTGATAAACCAAAGAAAGTATTATTCATAATGAAATTATTAGTTTTAAAATACGATATAATTAATTTAATATTTTTTTATCATTTTAATTAATAAATAAATTCAATTTTTTATAATTATTTTATAATTATTTTATTTAAATAAAATAATATTAATATATTATATAAAAGATATTTATTAAAAAATGGGTAATAAATCATCTAGTATATCAAAAACTAATATTACTAATAAAATTATTAATAGTTTAGATTTAAATTTATATTGTGAAACAGTAAATGAAACTGCTGTTAATGTTGCTAATGAGGTTTATATTAGTCATCAAGCTAGTGCAAATGTATCTAATGAAATGAATGTTGGTAAAATATCAGTAAGTGGAAAAGATAGTAAGGCAGATTTATCATTAAGTAATAAAGGAACTGTACAAATGACTAGTGAAATAATTACTGATATTACAAATTCAGTATCAAATAATATAGCTAGTCAAATGGTAGCAGATATTACATCAATATTAGATAATGAAACATTAAATAAATTAACTGAAGAAATGAATCAAAATATTAAAAATGGTATGTTATCAACAGCATTTGGTAATGAAACTGAAAGTAATCAAGAAACTAATATTACAAATGATATTACAAATTCAACTAATTTATCATTTGAAAATATTGTTAAAAATATTACAAATTATAATATGACAAATAATATTGAACAAAAATGTTTAGCTAATAATAATACAAAAAATAAATTAAATGCTGATAGTGTTGAAGTATCAGAAGGAGGTGAATTAGTATTTAAATTAGAAAATGTAATTGATGTTAAATTAGATTGCATTTCTAATGTTACATTGATTAATAATATTGCATCTGATTTATGTAATTTAGCTAATATTAAAGTTGTTGATGAAAAGAAAAATAAAACTACTAATGATGCTAATATTAAAAATACTCAACAAGTTGAAAATGGTGGTATTGGTGAAGCTATAGGTGGTGTTATTGATAGCGCAGGAGAAGCAATAAGTGGTGTATTTCAATCATCAACAACAATATTTTTTATAATTGGTTGTGTTGTATGTATTATAATTATTGTAGCTATAGTTGGTATAGGATATGTATTAACAGATGAAACAGGTGCACAAGCTGTTCAAGGTTTAGCTAATACTGCAGTATCTGCAACAGGACCAGGAAAAATAAAATCAGTAATTAATAAAGGAGGTTCTATTGATTATAAATTTAAAAATTATTTAAAAAAATTATTTAAAGAAGAATTATAAAAATGAATAATAATTATAAATTTAAAAATTATTTAAAAAGATTATTTAAAGAAGAATTATAAAAAATGAATAATAATTGTAAATTATGTAAATTTGTTTTTAATAGTTATAATTGTTTTAATTGTATGAATATACAAGAATGTAAATATTGTGAATTTTGTGATAATTGTAATAAATGTATTAATTGTTTTAATTGTGATAATTGTATTAATTGTAGATATTGTAATAATTGTAAAAATTGTATTAATTGTATAGATTGTAATGATTGTATTAATTGTAAAAATATTCAGAATGAAAATAATTTAAATAATCAATCAAATTAATTATTATATTTAAATATAATAATTTTATAATCATATTATTTATTATATATTTTTTTATAACAAATATATATAAAATATAAATGAATAATAATATTAATAATCCTTTAAAAGTAATATATTGTGTTAAAAATAAATATCAAAAACATCAATATTATCATTATATTTTTTTAGGTAATATTAATAATACTATTAGAACAATAATAAATAAATTTAAATCATTATCATTAACTGATACAGTTAAAAATTTAAATGATAAAGAATTAAATAAATTAGAAGAATTTTATGGTAAATTTTGGTTTAAATATTTTTTTAATAAAGAACATATTGATTTTTCTTTATCTAATAATAATCCTAATCTTAATATTATTTTACATAAATTAGGTAAAAATATTACTGAAAAACATGAATATAAACCTCAATTTACTTATGGATTTACTAAACATAAAGATATTATTAATTCTAAAATGAAATTAGATAAATTTTTAAATTATAATAATTTAGTTAAATTAAATAAAGATAATAATAAAAATAATATTGAAGAAAAAGATGAATTATTAGGTGGTAATGATAATGAAGGGGAATTTAATATTGATATGAATATGGATGATATTTTAAATTATGCTAAAAATATAGAAAAAAAAGATAAAAATATTGATGAAAATAATAATGATAATATTAATAATAATGATAATAATAATATTAATGATAATATTAATAATGAATATATAACTTCAGAAAATAAATCTTCATTAGATGAAGATGAACAATCAATGTTATTAAATGCAGTAGATAATGAAGAAGAAGATGAAGAACAAAATATTATAGATGAAAATGAAGAACATTTAATAAAAGAAAGTAAAAAAGATAAAGAGATTACATTATCAGATTATAAGAAAACAAATAACATAATAGATTTTACAGAAATGAAATTTGATAATAAAAAAGAAGAAAATAATTATGATGAAAATCTTTATAATTCATTTGATAAATATTATATTTATGATAATTATATTAATTATGATGATACAATTAAATCAATAAAAAATAAAATATGTATATCAATAAAGAATAAAGATATTTTTGAAAATAATAATTTATTACCATCAAGAATACATTTATGGATTAGATGGATAATTAATGAAGAAAAAGAAAAATTAAAAAAGAAAATGAATTTTGATAAATTTAATAATATGAGATATTTAATTAATTCAAGTAATAGAAAAGAAGAAGATATTTGTTTAGGTAATTTATGGATTGAAATTAATAATTTATTACATTATCCAATTAAACCTTATCCTTCAATATCAGTATATGAAAATATTACAAAAGAAATACAAGAATTAAATAATAAATTAAATAAATCAACAATAAGAATATTAAGAGAAAATTTAGAAAATAAAATTTTATCAAGTTATTTAGATTATTTAGAAAATAATGATATTTTTATGATTGATGTTTATAATGAAATTGGATTTAATAGTAATAGAACACAAGAACAAATAAAAAATCTTCAAAATACTTTTTTTAAATTATATTTTCCAGATATATTAAGTATAGAAATACCAAATATATTATCATATATTAATTCAGCATATGATAAAAATAAAAAATATATTGAAGCAAATAGTGAAATAGATAAAATAAATAATGATTATAAAAAAATATTTATAGAAAGTGGTTTAGAATATTCAATTGAAAATATAATTCATGATATTTATATTAATAATAAAAGTAAAATGAATATTATAAAAAATAATTATTTAACACAAATAGAATTAACAGTAAAATTAATATCAGATGATTTATTAAATTTTCAAAGATTAGAATTATTTAAAATATTTAATAATTTTATTTTAAATGATAAATATGTTTTTATTAAATATACTCAATTTAATGGTGATAGTATTTTTAAATTTAAAGAAGATAAAATTAATGAAATGATTCAAAAACAAGATTTATATTATAATATTCTTAAATGGTTTGATAATAATAAATATGGTTTATTATTTAAAATTAATTATGATAATGTTCATATACCAATGAATGTATTTATTGATGTTATGGGTAAATTAATTTTTAAATTACATTGGAAAGAAGAAGATAAAATAACAATAAATGAAATAGAAGATTATTATTATATTATAAAAGATTTAATAAAAGAAATAAATAAAATAATAGAAAGTCCATTAGAAATACCTAATGATAATGAATTTAAAATATTATTTATAACATCAATTGAAAAGTTTTCTTTAACATCAAATAAAGAAATTAATCATAATCAATTATCTAATTTTTCTAGAATATTTTATCCTTATTTTTCTTTAATTATTGAACCTAAAAAACGTAATACTAATAAATCTGATAATACAGTTTCTAAATATGGAACTTATTTAAGATATAAAAGAGTTAATGATTATGAAAATGTTAATAAAATAGAAGATAGAATAAGATATTATATTAAATATGTTGATTTAAATAATAATGAAATAATTAATGAAATATCAAAACAATTTAATTTAACATTAGAAAGAACAAAATATTATTTTGATGATGTTATGAAAAAATATCCTACATTAAAAAAGAATTTAAGATATTTAAAGAAAGTTGATCAAATTGGTAAATATAAAATGGATGGTGTTGATGTATCAATACAAGGTAAATCTATTGATGTTTATACAATTAGATTATCAGGTGTAAGAAATAAAGAACAAATGCAAAATATTAATGATATATTATCTGTATTATTATTTTTATATAATGAAATTTATGTTAAAAAAACAAAAGATTTTAATGAATTTTTAAATATATTAAATAAAATTAAAAATATTGCAGAAAGAAGGAATTTTGTTTCTGAAACTGTTAATTATTCTAGTGATAATTTAAAAATTAAACAAATTCAACAAAATGATCAAATTTATACTGGTTATAAAACTTCTAAAGGTGTTGCTTCTTGGTCTAGATTATGTCAAAATTCAGGTAAAAATAATAGAAGACAACCATTACAATATACAGATGATAATATTGGTGAATTAATTAAAGAAGGTTATAAATTTAATAAAGTATCTGGAATGTATGAAAAACAAACATTTTTTAATGGAAAGAAAATAACATTAAGAGCTGTTAAATTAAAAGGTGATAATGAAAGTAATATTTATTATACTTGTAATCCTAAAAATAATGGATTACATACTTATATCGGATTTTTAACTAAAAATAAAAATCCATTAGGAAAATATCCACCTTGTTGTTTTAAAACTGATCCATTTATTGCTAAAAATAAAAATAAACAATTATTTAATAAAAATCAAATATCAAATAATAAAGAACAAATAGAAAATCAAGAATTATCAAATAGTGAATTATTTTATTTATTACAAGATATTATTAAATTACCACCTAATAGATTAGGTTTATTACCTGATATATTAGATTATTATTTAAATATTTTAAATAATAAAACTTATAAAATTAATAAATATATTATTTCTGAATGTAATGATTATTATTTTAAATATGGTGTTAATAATAATAATTTTATTGAATGTATTTGTAATGTTTTAGATAAATCATATGACGATATTATTGCTCAATTAATTATTTCATTAAATTCTAATAAAAATCTTTTTACTGTTTTAAATAATGGAGATATTAAATTTAAATTTAAAACTTTAGATAATTATATTAATTATATTAAATCTAATAATTATAATGCTGAAGATTTAATTCATTTATGTTCTATACCTGGTGTTATAACTAATGATGGATTAAATATTTTAATATTAAATAAAAAATATAATCCTAATGAAAAATTTAAATGGAATATTAATATTGAATGTATTAATAATGAAGAAGGATTTAATAATAATAGTAAGTTTATTATTATTAATAAATATGAAAATAATTATTATTTATTAGTTAGATTAAATAAAACTAATAAAAAGAATTATAATATTGAAAAAATATTTAATGTTGATGATAAATTAATTAATTATATTAAACCTTATTTAGATAATTATTTAAAAATAAATAAATTTACAGCTAAAGATTTATTTATTAATTTAAAATCTAAAATATTATTCCAATATTTAGATATTAAAAATAAATGTAATTATTTAATTTATAATATTAAAAATAAAGATAATTTAATTATTCCTTGTAATATTTCTGGTGGATTATTAAATGTTAAAATAATTGATAATAATGAATTTGATAAATATTTATTAAATATTAATAAAACTATAAATATTATTAATGAATTTAATAAAATAGAAAATAAAGAATATAATATTGAAATAAGATTTTTAATTTATGATAAAATTAAAAATAATAAATATAGAATAAGAGGAATAGGAATTAATAATAATTTAATATTACCAATAGAAAAAGAATATATAACAGAAAAACAATATAAATATGATTTAAAAAATAAACCATCATATGATAAATTAAATAAATATATTTATGATAGAATTTATAATAAAGATAAAAAAGATTTAAAAGATATTAAAAATAATGAAAGAATTAAATTAATAAATGCAAATAAATATAAAAATGAAAGTTATGAATTATTTAAATTTAATTTATCATATTTCTTTAAATTACCAGAAAATATTAATTATAAAAATAATATTATTCAATTAATAAATTCAAATAAAGAATTTGAAAATAAAATTGATGAATTAAAAGAAATATTTTATTCAATTGTTAATAATAATATTTCTAATAAATTTTATGAAAATCAAACTAAAAATAAAATTAAATCTAATATTAAACCTTTTATTTATGTTTATGAAAAAGATTTAAAAATAGATGAATATGAATTAAATAATGATAGAAATATTTCAATATTAAAAAATAAAAATCAATGTAATACATTAAATCAACATGAATTTTTTAATGTATCAAATAAAAAATGTATGTTTTCATTATCATTAAATTTATTAATTGAATTTATTAATAAATTATGTTATGAAATAATTAGTAATGAAACAAAAAGAAAAGAATTATTACGAATTGATGGTTATAAAGTATCTGATATTGTTGATGAAAATTATTTTATAAATAGAAATAATCAAAAAATATTAAAAAGAAATCATAATGATCCAAATAATCCATTTGAAAATTATTTTAAAGTTAATAATAATTTTATTAATAATAATATTAAAAAAATTAAAACAAAAAAACATAAAATTAAAATTGAAGAAGATGAAAATACTAAATCTTATAAAATGGATAATTATATTATTCAACCTGTTTATGAATTTAATCAATATTTAAGAGCTATTAGTAATTCATATTATTATTATAAAAATCAATATAATTTAGGTTATTATAATGAAATACAAGATAAATTAATAAATCAATTTATAGGAGATATAATAGATTATACAATTGAAAATAATATAAAAATAAATATTGAAGATTTAATTAATAATTCTGATTTAATTGATTATAAAATATTATTAGATGTTATAAGTAAAAAATATAATATTAATATAGAAATTATTAATAATTATAATAAATCAATTTATTCAACTGGTAATAATAATAAAATTATTATTATGAATTATAATAATAATATTTCTTCAGTCTTTTCTTCTATTTATCAATAATTAAAATATTAATATATTATATAATTAAATTATTTATGAATAATAATTTAGAATTATTAAAACGATCATATCAAATATTTTTTGAATCTATTAATAAAAATATAATATTAACTAATAATGATAGTAAGAAAAAAATAAATTTTTGTGAATATAATAATTATTTACAATTTAATAATACAAATAATAAATATTATAAATATTTTATTGAATGGTTTAATAATAATAAAAAATATTTACATAATGATATAATTAATATTATTGATGTAAAAGATAAAAATAAAATATTATCTTCTAATGATAATTTATTAAATAAAAATATTATTTTTAGTTTAATTTATAAAATATTAATAACTAAATTTAATATTACTGTTTATTATATTGATCATAATAAATTATTTATTTTAGATGAATAATTTTATTTTATTTAAATAAAATAAATTTTTTTTAATATTATTTTTTTTTATTAATAAATTTTTATCAATAAATTTTTTTAATATTATTTTTTTTATTATTAATATTTTTATCAATAAATTTTTTAATATTATTTTTTTTATTATTAATATTTTTATCAATAAATTTTTTTAATATTATTTTTTTTTATTATTAATATTTTATCAACAAAATTTTTTTAATATTATTTTTTTATTATTAATATTTTTTATCAATAAATTTTTTAATATTATTTTTATATTAATATTAATTTTTTTAATCAAAAACTTTATTATTCATATTACGATATGAATCAGTATTTGAGATTAATGCTCTTGTATAATCATCATTATAATACCATTTAAAACCATAAGATTTATTTTTTGTTTTATATGGTCCATATTTATTACCATTTGTACAATATCCATTATGATTATCTAATACATAACCACAACCTTTAGTATTAATACAATCATTCATTGTTAAATATTTACAATTATTTTTTTTATTATTATTAAAATATTCTTTTCCTTCATATCGTAAAATATATAAAATAACTATTACAATAATTATTATAAATATTAATTCTTTAATCATTTTTTATATATTTATTATATATAAATAAGTTAAATAATAATAAAATAAAAAATGTATTGTTTATGTATTTTTAAAGCTGAATGGTGTGGTCATTGTCAAAATTTTTTAAATAATGAATTTAATGTTAATAATGGAATTAAATCTTATTTAGATAATAATAAAAAATTTTATTCTTATAAAATAATTGATGCTGATAAAGATAAAAATTTAATTGAAATTGCTAATATTGAAGGTTTTCCTACTATTAGATTATATACTGTTATGCAAGAAGGAGGTGGTAAAAAATCAATTAATTTAAAAGAACCAGTTTATGAATTTGATAGAAGAGATAAAACATATGTTAAAACTGTTTTAGATACTTTAAAAAATAAAAAATCAAATAAAGGAGGTAGTATGATTGAAAAATTTACTCCTGAAACTAATTTTTCAGATATTAAAGCATCATATCAAGTTAAACAATATGTTAATAATAATGGACGAATTTCTGGTAAATCTTCTAATATGATTTGTCAAGATGGTAAATGTAGATATATTAATAAAATTATGAATGAAGATGGATCAGTAAAAGTTCAAAAAGATGTTTTACCTTATAATTATGATAATATGGATAATTTTACTTATAATTATTATAATAATTTATTAGATTTACAAACTAATTATTAAAATAATATAATTAAAAAATTGATTTTTTAATATTTTATGAGGTTTTATTTAATATATTAAAAAACAAAATATTTTCATTAATGAAAATATATAATTTATATATAAATATAATTGATTAATTGGGTCTATGTAGATAAAACTACATAGGCCCAATATAAAATATTATATAATATATATAAAATAATAAATTATGATAAAATATCTTAAGTAATAATATATAAATAGAAGCTGAATATGTTATTATGATATTTTATTAAATTAATGCTTCTTCAGTTTTGTATATTTTATGATTACAAAATATTCTTGTATATAGAGGAATTTTATAATAAAATATAGTATATTAAACTGTATTTTATTATGTTTATATTTATATTATATATGTAATATAAAGAAAACCTATATATGTCAAACAAATAAAATAATATGAAAAATTAAATTTATAATCTAGATTTATTTATATTTTATTTAAATAAAATATAAATAAAATCACTTATTTATTTAGTTAATTAAAATCGATATGAAAAAAGTAATAAATTCCTTTTTAATATCGATTAAAATCGATATGTCATTTTCATTTGGTTAGGTTCATCTTGATTTCTTTCATCTGCATTAATAATTTCAAAATCTTTTTGTTGATTAGATTTAATTGTTTCTTTTCTAAAATTACCATAATCAATTTCAACTTCTGGGAAATACCAAGCATTACCTGTATAACCATATTCAACACAATTACCTTTATTATTATTTTTCTTCTTATGTTCATAACATTTATCTAAACCCATTCTAAAGTCTGTATCATTCTCAAAAATATTAACTTCTGGAAATTGTTTAGTAATATCAATATGTGAAACTGTTGTTTTCTTTTTAATATTAGGGTCTAATACAACACCATCAATATTATTAAATTTTTCTAATTTATAAACTTTAATAATAAGGAGAATTATAATAATTAAAACAATATAAATAATAATTTTTGATAATTCCATTTATTTAATTTTATATAAAAAATTGATATTTTAATATTTTGGAATGATAAAATATATTATATTATATATTCGATTAAAAAGATATATTTTTTGATTAATTAAAAAATGAGCAAAAACAATTTATTAGTTATTTGTAATTATGGATATTCAAATGCTTTATTGATGACTTATATTGATGAAAAAGATGATACATTTGAACCATTAAGTTTACAATTATTAGATAAATATTTAAAAAATATTTATTCTAGAAATGGAGAAGATTTATCGGTTTATACTTTAGATCTTGGTGATACTTTAGGAAGTGAAATGTTTAATAAAATTCTTGAAAATGAAGAACTTTGTGAACCATTTAATTATGCTGATGTAGAAAAACAAGAAGAAGATAATATTAAAATTATTAAAAAGATGGTTAATAAAAAAATTCCTGAAATAGATAAAGATGGTAATCCTAAGAAAGATAAAGATGGTAAAACTATTTTTACAAAAGGAACTAAAGAAGAAAAAGTAGATAGTAAAACATTTAAAAAAATTCTTTATAAAACTTTTTCAATTTATTATAAAGATAAAAGTGATTTTGTTGAAATTAAATGTGCTAAACTTTGTGGTCAAGGTTTAAATAAAACTTCTTTAGCGGCTAGATTTAATGAAGATGGTATTATTGAAAATGATGATCATGTTGTGTTTAAATTATATAATACTAAACCAAAAGTTAAATCTACTAAACAAACTGAAAAGAAAGAAAAGAAAGATAAAACAGTTGTTAATAAACAAACTAAAGCAGTTACTGTAAAAGGTGCTAAGAAAGATGAAAAAGAAAAGGATGATAAAAAAGCATCTGATAAATCAAAACCCACTAAAAAAGATGATAAAAAAGTAATTGATAAATCAAAATCCTCTAAGAAACCAATTGAAAAACCAGATTCAGATATTCAAGATGAATCTGATATATCTGATGAAAATTATGATGAAAATAATGAAGAATTTGATTAAATATTTTTTTTATTTTTTTATTATATTTTTTTATTATATTTTTTAAATATATAATATTATTTTTTATATAAATAATGGCTGGTGAAGAAGAAAATAAAGATACTTGTGAATGTAAATGCACAGGTTGGAAAGTAGGATTTTGGTTATGTTTTATTTCATGTATTATTCTTTTTATTATTATTCTTATTATGTTTATTAAGAATAAAAAGTTTGCTGAAAAATCAGAACAAATAAAAGATAAAGGAAAAGAAAAATTAATTAATTGGTTATCTAAAAAAAAAACTAATAAAATTCAACCTAATGAAAATACATCAACTATTGAAGAAACACCAATTATTGAAAATAAACAAATTGTAGAACAACCACCAATTGAATCATCTACTTTAAATCTTGATGCTGTTGAATCAATTAAAGATTCTATTGAACAAAATACTAATGATATTAATGAATTAAAAAATAATGTAAATGAACTTACTAATCAATTTAATTCATTAAATAATTAAATAATTAAAGTTATTTTTTATAATATTATTAATTATTTAAATAATTAATATATAAAATAATGAATGTTAAATCATTAAATAATTTAATTAATTATATAACAAAAAATTATAAGGAGATAAAATATAATAAATCAATTATTGATTTTAATGATAATGATAAAAAAATATTATGTAATAAATTAAATTTTAAAGATTTAAATAATAAAACTTCTTATATTGGTAAAGAATTTGTTAAATTAAAAAAACATATTATTATTAAATTTAATTGTAAATTAAATGTTATATTAAATCTTTATTGTTATAATAATTTAAATGAAAGATTTATTAATAATATTGTTCAAAGAATTTATAATATGATTGAATTGTTTTATAAAGATAATAATAAAAATTTAATTATACATATGATATTATATAATTGTTGTCGTTTAATTCCTTTAACCTATAATAATTCATTTAATGAAATGAATGAAATTATTTATAAAAATAATTTATTTAATTGTGTTAATGGTTGGTTTAGAAATATTGATAATAATAATATGGAAATATTAATTACAAGATTAAAAACTTGTGAAGGTTTATTAATTCATGAATTATGTCATTTATGTCAATTAGATTTTGGTGGTTATGATACATTTAATGAATGGAATGAATATAAAAAACAATATAATATTATTAATCATTCTGAATTTACTGAAGGAATTAATAATGCAATGTCATCAATAATACATGCTATATTTTGTTGTATAGAAGATAATAATAAAAATATAAAATTATATTTAGATTGTGAATATTATTATTCAAAAGATTTAGTTGGTAATTTATTACATTATTTTAAATGTAAAAATATTAATGAATTAAAAAATGTTTATTGTCAAAATTCTATGATGTTTGAATATATTATATTAAGATATGTTTATTTGAAATATATTAATGAATTATATCATTTAGATAATAAATTTAATGATATAAAAATTAGTGAAAAAGAATATTTTAATAAATTTATAAAAAAATTAGAAAATATAGAAAATGAAAATATAGAATTTAATGAAAATATGATAATTAAAAAAAATAATAAAAAAACAAATTATTTAAGAATGGAATATTATTTATTATAAATTATAAATTTTATTTTTTATTTATTTTTTTATCAATATAAAAAAAATTATTATTTAATTATATAAGAAAGTTTTAAAAAGTATTTCATTTATCAAACATGTCTGATTCAGATCGCTTATTTTTGGGAGGCAAAGCAAAAAAAGGAACTAAAAAAGGTTCTAAAAAAGGTTCAAAGAAAACTAAAGGAACCAAAAAAGGAACTAAAAAAGGTTCTAAAAAACACTAAATAATATAAAAAAGTGATTTTATTAATTATATTTTTAAAAATATAATAAAAATGGATAAACAATATTTAAGTTGGTTATATAATATTATATGTTCTTTAGAAATAGAAACAAATAATATTATTAAATTACATTTAAAAGGAACAATATTAGAATTAATATGTTATTTAGAAGATAATAATTTTATAATGTATGATGATATTGATTCAAATTATAAAATAAAATATAATATGAAAATATATGATGATGGTATTGATATTATTGATGTAAATAATAATATAATTGGTCAATGTAAATATTTTAAACCATATTCAACAATATCAAATCATATACTAGGAACATTTTTAAAATATGTAAAAAATAATTTATATTTATCTGAAAATGTTAAAGTTGATGAAATTGATGATATTAATAAAATTATAATAAGTGAAGATAAAATTAATTATTGGATAAATAAGGCAAAAGAATATCATAATAATTTTATTAATAAAAAAATATTAAATTATAAAAAAGAAGATATTAAATTATATAATTATCAAAATGAAGTATTAAATTTAATGAATAATACAAATAAAGAAATAAATATATTTTAGATTATGTAAAAAATTTAATAAAAAAATAAAATAACTTGTTATAATAAATATGTTAAATTAACTAAATCAATTATTGAAAATAAAATATTAGAAAATAATGAATTAAGATTTGAAAATTAAATTAAATTATTAAAAATTATAATGATAATAAAAATTTAAATGATATACCATTTTTAAATAAAGAATTAGGTATATTTAAAGATAATAAAATTAATGATTTATATTATATTAAATATAATCTAAAAAATTAGATGAATATTATTATAAAATTTGTTTAATTTTTTATTATAAAACAGATTTATTATTTTAAATTAAATTAATTATTTTATTTAAATAAAATAATATATATTAATTAATATTAGTAATAATTAAATTTATTTCAATTTCATTAAAATTTGTTAATGTTAATGTATTACTTCTATTTAAATATGTATGTAATTGATTTGATAAATATACACAATTTAAATCATTAATAAAATATTTCATTTTACATATTAATACACTTGGATTTATTGCAAATATTCCAATTCTTTTATGACAAATTCCAGCACCACCATCTCCAGTTTTATTAATACATAAAACACCATTTAATTTTACATTAATATCTTTATATTCATATGTATTAATAGAATATTTATTTATAAATTTAACAGGTATATTTAATTGTTTTGCCCCATATAATGGAATATCACCAATTTCTGATTTATCAGTTTGAAAAGTTTTAACTTTTATTATTTCTAATATATCACATAATTTTATTTTTATTTTATTTGTGTAAATATTAATATTTTTTAATAATAAATTATTATCTATTATTTGATTAATATTATTATATAATATTATTGGTTTTATTTTAATAATATCATTATAATTTATTTCATTTTTGAATAAATATATTTCTGCCTCTTCAATATTATTTAATGTTATATGTTCAAAATGATGATTAAATTTATTTATTAATTGATATTGTATTAATGATAAATTTGGTATTGTTAAATTTATTTTCATATTATAACAACCAACTAAAGCATTACATCCAAATTTTCCATTTCTTAAATGACAATAACCAATTACACCTTCACCACTTTTATTTATACATAAAACATTATTTAATTTTAATTTTTCACAATCAATACTAATAACATTTTTAAAACCTTTTGGTATATTTAATTGTGAAGCAACATAAAATGGTATAACTCCATCTTCACATTTATCATATGTATATGTTTTTATTTTTATTGGCTCTAAAATATCTGATAATTTATATTTAACATATTCAATATTTATATTTTCATATATTTTATTATTAATTAAATTATAATTATAACCATATTGATAATTATTATTATAATTTTCTATCATTTTTATTATTTTATTATTATCTAAATCTAAATCAAATTCTTTTTCATAATTCCAATTATTGTTATATTCTAAATTTTTATATTGTTTATTATTTAAATTTGGTTCATGATCATAATATCGTAATTTCTTTTTTATTTTATATCCATCATCTGAATAATCAATAACTTCTATATTATTATTAACAATTTCTTTTTCTTCATTATAATTATTTATTTTTTTAAATATTAATATTGTACATTCAACATTTGCATTTGGAATAAATACTTTAGAATTACAATTATAAATTTTAATAATTTTACAATATTTTAATATTTCTTTTTTAAATTCATTAATTTTTTTAATACTATTATTAAAATTACTTCTTGGTACAATACAACAACCAATTCCTCCAATTTTTAATAATTCTATTAAATACATTATAAATTTTTGTTCTTCATCATAATTTTTCCAATTAAATTTATTATTTTTATTTGTTTCATCTTGACATTTACAACTAAATGGAGGATTTATTACACCTTTATCAAAATAATTTGTTTTATAATTTTCATTAAAACAAGAATTATATTTTAAATTTGTATAATCTAAATCATGTAATATAAAATTACATTTCGCTAAACTATATCTTTCTTCATTATTTTCACATCCATAAAGATTATTATTTATTTTTCCACATTCTATTAAAAAACTTCCTGTTCCTGTACAAAAATCTATAACTTCATCTGTTTCTGTTAAATTTAATTCTTTTACCATTAATTCAACTATATCGTGAGGTGTTAATACAACACCAAGCGAAGCATCATTATTTTTATCCCACAAACAAAATTCACTATAAAATTGGTTTAATATATCTTTTCCATATTGTTTAACATCTAAAGATAAAACATTAAATATATGAAATAAATGTTTATTATGAATTGATTTTTGAATAAATTTAAAGTTATTAGTAAATATTACATCATTAAAATAATTTTGTATCGTATCAATCATTTTATCAGCAATAATATAAGAATTTGATTCTTCATTATAATCTTTAATAAAATCTTTATCTATTTTTAAACATATTAATACTGAAGCAATAAATAATGTTTTTTGTGATTTAGGAAGATTAATTGAATTATCATATAAATATTGATTAAGTTTATGTATTTCTTCTGTATTAAATTTTGGTTTTTTTGTTAATTTTTGATAAATATCTTTTAATGATTTATTCAATTCAATCATTTCATTATTAAATATTTTATATTTAAAAGATTTTAATGTATTACCTAATCCAATTATTAAATATATTTTATATTTATTTTTTATATTTTCTGGTAAATTATCATAATATTCCTTAATTTGTTGTTTTGCTTCTTTTAATTGTTTTACTAATTTTTTATTTTCTATTATAATTAATAATTTATCTTCTATTATATCCCAACCATCCGGTATTTTTGATTTAAATAATTCTTTATTTCCTTCAGTATTATATTCATGTTTAAATATTTCTACATATTTATTTTGCATATATCTATCAGTATTTTTTTCAGACATAATTAATATTTTATTATATTTTAATATAATAAATAAATTATAATAAATTATTCATTTTTTTAAATTTAATTATTTATTTAAATAAATAATATATAAATATAAAATGTTAAAACTTTTATTATATATTATTTTAGTAATTATAATTATTATATTATTACGTTATTTATTTAAAGAACAATTTAAAGTATTAGATTTAAATATTAAACCTTTAAAATATTATATTAATAATCTACCCTTTTTATATCAACAACCAGAATTAATAGATAATGTTAAATTAAATGATAAAATAAATTATAATATAAAAGATGATTTAAAAAATAATTCATTATTTAGAAAAGATTTAGAAAATATTATGATTGATTATGATAAATATAATAATACAAAACCAGAATATTTAATTAGAGAAGTTAAACAAAATGATAATGATTTATTAATGGAATATTCAGATTATAGTAAAATAAGAAATGATAACTTTCTAGATGATTTTATTAACTTTAATAATCATATTAATCATGATTCTAATAATGTTGAATCACATATTGATAAAATTAATAGAATTAGAAATAGTAAAATTAATCATAAATTAGAAGGTAAAATTGCTGAAACATATGATAATTTAGTTGATAATCATTTTAGAAATCAATAAAAAATAAATTATGAAATAATATAAATATTTTTATTAATAACAATATTATATAAAATATATTAATTATAAAATATGTCAAAAGATAAAATATTAAATGATTTTAGAGATTTATTTATCTCATTTCTTCAAAATATGTATATTTTAGCACCAAATACAATTTTGACACATAATAGTTCAATGATTGAAAGTTTTATTAAACAAAAAATTAATATTGTAATGGATATTTATATTAAAAAAGTATTAATTTATAAAAATGAATTTAATAAAAATCCAGAATTATTTATTTCAACTCATGATTTTCAACAAGATTTACAAGAATTTAAAGAAGTTAATTTAGATCAAATTTTTATTTTTAAAAATATTTGGAATAAATTAAATAATGATAATAAAAAAATTATTATTCAATTTATTTCTTATTTTAATCAATTATCAGAAAAATATTTAAATTTAATGTAATATAATATTATTATTTAAACATATCTTTATCTGTTATTAAAAATATATAACACAACATATAAAATAATATTATAAATAATAATATCAAATATTCTATCATTTTTTATATTATAATATTAATATTATAATAAAATTATTCATTTTTTTATATTTTTTGATAATAACAAAAAATTACCTTATAATATAATGTATCTTTAATATAATCTTTATAATATATTTGTTTATATTCATCTACAACATATTTATATTTAGTTTCTAAATATTTTAATGTATTATTATTTATTCTTAATTTTTCACTATCAAATCTTAATAAATCATTATTATTACTATCTAATTTATAATAAACAAAATGATTATCTAATGTATTTTTATTTATTACAATAATAAAAGAATGTAATTTATAATTTACTTTATTAATTTCAATTATAAATGGATAAATAATATTAATATCATAATTATTTTTAATATATTTATTAATTGATTTTAATTTAATATAATTATATGAATACAATTTAATTTTATTATTTAACATATATAAACTTGTTATATCATGAATTGGGCAAGCAATTAATAAATTATTTGGTGTATTTTTTATATGATTAAGATAATTTTTTATTTTATTTTCATAATGATATTTATTATTAATAAAATCAAAATCTAATTTTAATAATTTACTATATTGAACTTCATTATTAATATATATTTTTTCTGGATTATTATAATATTCATTATTTATTCTTTTTAAATTATTATAATCTAAATATGTTATATTATATTTTTTATTTAATAATTGTAATTGATGTAATTCTAATATATCATCAAGAAAATAATTTTTATTACAATAATAAATATATGATTTATCCTCTCTATTATCATATTCAATAATACAATCATTACAAAATTGATCATTTAATAAAAATAATATATCTTGTATAACATAAAAAGAATATAATTTAAAACCAGGTATTCCTAATAAATATTTATTATTTAATTTATTATTTAATAATCGTTTAAATTCAATATAATAATTTTTCATTAAATTTTCATTATCAATATTTTTTATCATTTCAATAAATAAATTATATATTTCTTGCTTATCCCCTCCATTTTGTTTTATACTTTCTGTATTTATAATATCAGAATTAATATTATTATCAATATTAGATATTAATAAATTATCAATTAAATTATTATGAATATTATTATTCATAAATTGATTATAAAATCTTTTATTGTTAATAAAAAAATTTATTGCAGATTTAATAAAACATTGATAAGTTATAAATAAATCATAATCATAATATTGTGTAGTTAATAATGGGTATTTTATTTTTTCATTAATTGTAATTTTATTCATAATTTCAGAATTATCAATATTAATATCATTAAAATAAATAATTTCAGGGGTTTGAAATAATTTAATTAAATCATAATTTTTAATATAATTATTTATTTTATTAAATTCATTTAAAATATTTTCATCAGTAATTTCTTTTTTAAATTTTATTAATTCATTTTTTATTTCTTTATTATTTGTATGATTAAAATAAATTAATAAATATAAATATTTATGTATTAATAATTCATATTTATTAAAATTATCTATAATTGATATATTATATTTTTTTGTTATATTTTTAAATAATTTATAATTATATTTATTTATTCTATAATCTAATAATAAATTTAATATTATAATTAAATCATTTTGATTAAATTTATTTTCTAAATTTAATAAATTATATTTTATATCTTTAGTTAAATTATCATAATCTGATTTATCATAATTTTCATAATAATCATTTATAGATTTTATTGAATTTTTAATTAATTTATATAATTTATAATTCATTTTAATTATATATTATATAATAATAAAATTATGGATTATAAAACAGATTATAAACAATCTTCATTAACACCAAAACCAATTATTTTTAAATTAGTTTGGACTATAATTATTATATTATTTTGTATTGCTTTATTTAATACATTTAATATTAGTATTTTTATTAATTCATTAATTATTTTTATTTTATGTGTTTTATGGGTTAATATATTTTTTGTAAATAAAAATCCTAATAAATCATTTATTATTTTATTATTTTTAATTGTTTCTGTTATTATTATTATTAAACAATTTTATGATATTAACCCATTTTATGCTAAATTACAATTTTTATTTATTTCTTGGTTATTTGTTGCTTTATATTTCAATTATTATATTATTAAGAATAATTAAATTTTTTAATTATTTAAAAAAATTATTTAAAATTATTAAAAGTTTTTTTAAATATATTGAATAATTAGAATAAGAAAATGAAGAATTATTAAATGATTATCCTATTAATTTTTTTATTTAAATTATTTAAATAATTTAAATTTTATTTATTATATTTTTAAATATCATTTATTAATATAAATAAAATGGATGAAACATTTTGGTTATATGATCCATTAATATTAATAAAACAATCTGATAATTATATCCCAAATGAAAATATGAATGAAATTGAATTATTAAATTCAATTACTTTATTATGTTTTATAGTATTAATAATATTAATTGCATTTAAATTTTTTAAATTATCATTTATTCCATTAATGATTATTATTTTACTAGTATTTATATATAAAAGTAAATATCCAGTAGAAAATAATATAGAACATTTTGATAATATGAAAAATATTTATCAACAACAATCTTATAATGATACACAATTAGATAATAATTATCCAGTAAATTTAAAAAATGATAAATTAAAAGATATTTATAAACAAATTCAAGAAGAAAATAATATTATTTATCGAAATAAAAATTATAATAAAATTTATAATGAAAATAAATTAACTGATATAAATAATGAATATGAAGATAATGGAGAAATAGGATATTATGATAGTAATAATAAATTAAGATTTGATAGAACATTTATTGATAGAACAACAAATAAAGAACATAAGGATAATTATCCTAATTCATATAATTTAATGTATGAATGCAAAAAACCAACACAAAATAATCCTTTTATGAATATTGAATTACATGATTATGATGATAATCAAAATGTACAAGCATGTAATGCTGATGATGATGAAATAAATTATGATATGATACATTCATATAATAGTAGATTATTTATGGATTTAGATGATACATATTCTAAATTTAATTCACAAAGACAATTTTATACAACTCCTAATACTAGAATTCCAAATAATCAAATAGAATTTGCTGAATGGTTATATAAAGCACCTGAAACATGTAAAGAAAATAATGAACATTGTTTAAGATATAATGATATTAGATATCATAATTTAAGATATTAAATATTTTATTATTAATTTAAATTAATAATATATAATATTTATATTATAATTAAAAATATAATTAAAAATGGATTATAAATTTAAAATTAATTATAATCCAAAATATATTAATAATGAATTTAATAAAATTATGTTAAATATTAATTATGATTATAATAATATTAATAATAATAAATGTTATAAAAAAATTTATTATTATATTCATAATTCATTAACTTATTTATATAATATGTTTAATTATAATTTATTATTCAAATCAAATACATTAAAAGATAAAATATTAATATATCATATGAATAATATAATTCATAAATTTAATAAATATAATAAACCAATAAATAAATTAATATTAATGGAAGAATTTACAAATGATAAATTATTTGAATTAATAAAAATTATAAATTATAAAATTAATAAATTTTATAATATTTTATTAAATTATTAAATATAATTATTTATAAAATAATATTAAAAATTATTGAGGATAAAAATGATTATGTAATATTTTTAAATCATAATCATTTGTTTCAATATTATATAATGTTAATATTATATCATAAGTTATTAGATTATCAATATCTTTAATGTTATAAATATTAACACTAATAACTTTATATTTTTTATTAAATAATATTTCATTATTAATATAAGTTTTATTATAACTATAAATAGTTGAATTAAAAATTTCATTCATATATTGTTTTTTTGATTTATTAAGACATTTATCTTTATATTTATTTTTAATATCATTAACTGATATAAATTTTTTACTTATAAATTTAATTTTATTTAAATCTTTTTCAGATATAAATAATTCATAAGATGGTGGTAATTCTTCAAAATTATAATTTATACTTATTGGCTCTATTTCAATATCTATATGATTTTCTGATATTTCAGGATTAGAATATTTTCCACAATTAACAGTAATATTATCTGTTAATTGATATGTATATAAAAACATATCTTTATTATATTCTAAAGTCATAAATTCTGATAATGTTGGATTTATAACAGAAAAATAAACACCTGATTTATCAGTTTCATCATCATAAATAGGTTTAGGTATATTATTATTATCAAATTTATCTTTATCTTTATCAATATCAAATAATGTAGAACGATATAAATGTAAACCTTTTTTAATTGGAATAATTTTATTAGTATTTATACAATTTTTATATTGTTTTAAAATATTATTATGTTGCATTATTTTTTCTTATATATTATATTTAAATATAAAATATTATTTAATTAAAAATAAACAGCAGGTAAATCAACCAATGTTTGTTTACTTCTATTAGATGTATATTTTAATAAATCATCTTTATCTTTACTTAAAACAGATGAAGATAATAAACCATCAAATTTAAATGTAAAATTATCTTTTGTTTCTAAATCAGTATTTTTAGCAAAATTCCAAAAGATAGGTAATTGAGGATTTTGATTTAAATTATAAAATCTATCAATTGGTGCTTCTTTATAATTAAATGCTGGATTAGTTAAACGAGATGCTACAGGGTCTAAATAATGATTACATTGTCCTAAATCAATTTGATTTAATTTTGTAACATTAATAGGATTTAAATGACTAGATTTACATTTTGAAGTAATAACATTTCTATTAGATAATATTGAATCAATATCAACTAATTTTTCTGCTGTTGCTACTGGATGACCTGCAATAGTAGAAACACCATTACCCATATAACCAGGTCTAGGACCAAAACCTGTATAACATTGATTTTTATTCCAAATTGCATTAGTATCTAATCTATAAATCATAGGGTCAACTGATGTTTGAATACGTGCTTGAAATGCACATTCATCATAAGGTAATAAACTAGAATGTCCAATATTCATTTTAAATTTCTATATTATTAAGAATTATATATTATTTTTATATAATTAAATTATATTATATTAAATTTTAATAAAATTTATATATAATAATATGGATTATAAAACTGATTTCAAATAATCTCTAATATTTAAATTAGTTTGAACAATAATTATAATATTATTTTGTATTAATATTTTTATTAATTCATTAATTATTTTTATATTATGTATTTTACGGGTTAATATATTTATTATAAAAAAATCCTAAATATTCATTTATTATTTTATTAGAATTAATTATTTTACAATTTTTATTTATTGATTGGTTATTTGTTGCATAGTATTTTAATTATTATATTATTAAAAATAATTAAAAATTGAAAGATTTAATAATTGTAATAAATTATAATAGACTAAATATTTTTATATTATTAAAAATATAATATGGAAAATTCAATATTTACTGATGATTATAATTTTGAAGATGATTTAAGAATATTGAGATTATATATAAATGATAAAGGTTATAATATATTAAGAAATAATTTAAATGATGAATATATTGAAAATTTAAATAATTTAATTAATCAATTTCAATCTTTAGATTATAATATTTATAATATGTGTGATGATAATAATAAAAATTATAATGAATTAATGGATATAAGAAAAATTTTAAGAAATGAAGATTTTAATATTACAAATTATTTAAGTATTGTAAATGAATTTTTAAATTTATTTGAATCAAATGATTATATTATGAATGAAAAATTAAATAATATATATGAAATTATAATTAAATATAAATCAATAATTGAATCGAATGAAAATAATGATACTATTATAAATAATATTAATACCTTTTTTAGAAAATATAATGATTTATTTTTATTTAGCAAATAAATTAAAAAAAATGAATTATTAAATATTTAAAATTATTTAATAAATAAATTTAAAAATATTATTATGAATTGTTTTATTATTAATAAATTAAATAATTATTTTAATGATTATAATATGGATGAATTAGTTTATGAAATCCATAATTATTATAAATATAATAAAATGAATATGAATTCAAATAAAAGGATAAAATATTCTAATCCAGTTAATATTAATTATATCATTAATGATATAAATTATAATTTAAATTGTTTAGATGGTGAATTTAAAGGTGATTATGATATGTTATTTGATATAGATGAATTTGTTTATAAATTAAATCAAATTCAATAAAATTTTTATTTATTTAAATAAATAAATTCCTTTTTAATGCAATATTATATAATTCATTAACTTTTAAATATGCAGTAATTATTAATTTCATTATTTGTTTATTAAATATATGATTATTATATCTTTTTATTATTGTAGATTTATATAAATTTAGAAATTCTATAAAATTATTATTTGTAAAACAGATATGATCATTATCAGCATCATTAACTGGATGAGTTTTTATATAATAATATTTACGTAATGAAATAATATAATTACAACAATAAAATAATCCATTATAATATTTATCAAAATTATTATCAGCATCAATTAAATAATCATTATATATTAAATCTAATTTATCTTCTAATTTTAAATCATTTTTATCAAATAAATTATTTAATTGTTTAAAATAATTATTAATAAATATTGGATTAAAATTATTTTTATATTTTGACATTTTTTATTATAATTTATTTTATTTATTTAATATTCAATTTTTTAAAGAATAATTAATGAATTAGATTGTAATAAAATTTTAGAATTAATAAAGGTGATTTTTCTCTTTAATATAAAAATAAAAATATAAATTTTAAAGAAAATCATTATATTAAAGATGATTATGATATGTTATTTGATATGAATAAATTTATTTATAAATTAAATCAAATTCAATAAAAATTATTATAACATTCATTAACCTTCATATATGTAATAATTATAAATTTCATTAAATTTTTTCTTATAGGTTTATTATATCTTTTTTTTAACATTTTTATTATATCATATTCTAAATTTTTAAAGTTTAATATTTCAGATTCAGTATAACGTTCATGTTTAAAATTAATATATGCCTTTATATAATTTAAACAATAAAATAATCCCTTAAAATATTTATATGTAATATCATCATACTTACTTTTATAATATAAATAATCTTTATAAATGAAATATAATTTATCATCTAAATTTTTATCATCTTTATCAAATAAAAAACTTAATTTATATTTAAAATAATTATTAATAAATTTTGGATTAAAATTATTTAAATATTTTAATGACATTTTTATTATAATTTAATTTAATTATTTTAATATTCAATTTTTTAAAAAATGAATTTTTTATTATTAATATTTTTAAATATATTAATAAAATATTTTTTAATGGAGTTAGAATATAATAACTTATTAATAAATAAATTTGAGAACTTATATTATGATAATAAATTTATCATATTAAGAAATAAAGGAACAATATTAGAGTTAGTTAATTGTATTAAAAATAATTGTTTAATGTATAAAGATGTTCCTTTTGATTATAAAGATAAATATAATTTATCATTTATTGATGATAGGAAAGCCTAGCTTTCCACTAGGCTTAGTCCAAAGGGCAAGCCTTCGGAATTGATTGTATAAATATTGACAATAATATTTTTTATGTAATTATATAACATATTAATATTATAATCATTTTAAATATAATATAATTTATAAAATTATTATATTTTTTTATTATTAAGTATTAATATAAATATTAATCGAATTATATGAAAAATATTATAATTTTCAAGAAGAATTAAATTATTTTAATAATGTTGAAAAAAATATTTCAACCGAAAAATTAAAAGATAATTAATAAATATAAATTTACTGATTATGAACAAATTTTAGAATCTATTAAACATTATATTCATAAACCAAAATATAATGTTATTAAATTAAGAAAAAATCATTATATAGAAGATGATAGAGAATATTTATATGAATATGATTATTATTATGATTGTCAATATTTAATGCTTAAACCAGAACATAATAAAATTTATGATTATTGTAAATCAGGTATAGAACCAATTGAACCAGATTTATATCAAATATATATTCAAGATAAAAATGATGAAAATCATTATTTAGTTAAAGTTTTTAGAAAAAAAAAATATTATTAATAATGAACAATTAAATTATGATAAAATATTAAATGATATTAATAAAAATATTATATATGAAGATATTAAAAATAATTTATCTGAATTTAATAATAATATTATTGAAAATCAAAAATTAAATTATGAAGATATATTAAATGAATTTAAAAATATTAAATATGAAGAAAATAAATTTGATAAAGTTAATTATTATAATACAATTGATATTAATAATATGAATTATTATTAAATAAACTTATTTTTTTATTTATTAATAAATAAAATTTCATTATAATTAAATATTTTATTATAATTATAATTTTCATTATTAATATCTAATTTATTATTTCTATAATAAATAATTAATTTATTACAATTTATTTTTTCTTTTATATCATTATTTTTATTCTCAATAATATTATAACTATAAAAATGACATTTTATTGTTAAATTATCTTTTAAAAAATAATTTATAATCTTTAATGATTCTGTAAAATCTCTTAATGAATATATATAATGGTATGTATATATATTGATTATTAATTTTTTACAATATATATTACAATTATTATTAATTATTAAATTTTCACATATTGTTTTTGATGACCAAAAATATGGAATATTAATGCATAATTTATTTAAATTAATTGATTTATCGAACATTGTATGTAATAATTCTGATAATTTTAATTTTTTTATATTAGGAAATTTTGTTATTATATCACTAATTTTAATATAATAATAACCATCAATATCAAATGATGAATCATCTGCTGTATCATGTAATTTAATTTTTTTAATAGTATCACAATAAAATAAATCTGTTAATTCTGCTTTTAAAATATTATTTGAAAAATTTATTATATTACAATGTATACATTTTATTTTTTTTAATGTTGATATATTTTCTATAAATACATCTATATTTTTATAATAAAATGCAGAACCTGAGCATATAGAAATATTATTATATATTGTTATTTTTTCAATTATATTATTTGAAGAAATTAATATAAATAATTTCATATATCCTTTATTAGTTATTATTTTAATTTTATTATCTTTATATATAATTTTAATATATTCATTTATATAACATTCATTATTATTTAATATTTTTTTATTATTTGAATTTATATCTAAATTAATATCTGAAATCAAATATTTATTATTTTTAGTAAAATCTATAGAATGATCAGTATCAGTTTTAAATTCTGATTCACTTGGTAAATTTATAATTAATTTATTATTATCAAATGATAATATTAATAAATTATTTAATTTTTTATTAATTATTTCTAATAAATATTTATAATTATTTATTAATTGTTGATTATTATTTATTAATTGTTGATAATAATTATTATTATCAATAACAGAATAATCTATATTATTTTCAATATATTCTTTATGTTTAATAAAATTTAATGTTTTCATAATTTAATATAAAAATAAATATTAATAAAAAAATCAATTTTTTAAATAACTAAAAATATTTATAATAAATTAATTATTAAATTATTTTTTGAACAAATAAAATTTTATTATAATCAAATATATTTTTTAATTAATTAAATTATCAGAAATTATAATAAATATTTCATTTAACTTATTTTATTTTTTCTAATAGTATTTTTTTTAATAACTTTTATATCTAATTGTTAAATTATTATAAAATAATTAATTTTCATTGTTTATTTTTATCTATAATATAAAAAATAGAAATTTTTTATATATACAGATTCAAAAATTGTATACATTATTTTTATAATTTATTTAATATAAATAAATTAAAAAAATGATTTATAAAATATATTATTAATTATTAAATAATTAATTAAAAAATATTATAAAAATGAATTATTTTATAATTAAAAAATTAAATAATTATTTTAGTGATAATAATATGAATGTATTTTAATTTAATAATTCAAGACATAAAATATAATTTACTTTGTTTGGATGGTGATTATGATATGTTTTTTGATATGAATGAATTTATTTATAAATTTAATCAAATATTATAATATTTAAATAAAAAATATTATTCTATGTCAGAATATAATTCATTAACTTTATTAAAAGTAGTAATTATAAATTCAATATCTGATTTTTTTAATTGTTTCATATTATAACATTCAATATATCTATTAATAACTTTTTCTTTAAATATTTTATATTCTTTATTTACTCTATGTGGATATCTTTTTTCAAATAAACATTGAAGATAATTTAAACAATATAATAATCCATTAAAATATTTATAAAAATTATTTTCTTCATCTTTTAAATATTCTTTATATATTAAATTAATATTAACATTATTCTTATTATTATCATTAAAAAATAATATAGTTAATGATTTAAAATAATTATTAATAAATTTTGGATTATAATTATTTAAAATATTTGACATTTTTATTATAATTTATTTTATTTATTTTATTTTCAATTTTTAAAAAATGAATTTTAATTATTAATATTTTTAAATATATTAACAAAATATTTTTTAATGGAGTTAGAATATAATAACTTATTAATAAATAAATTTGAGAACTTATATTATGATAATAAATTTATCATATTAAGAAATAAAGGAACAATATTAGAGTTAGTTAATTGTATT